CGCTCAACATTAAACGGACGGATGTGTGCTTGCACCTCGTCGTAGGAAAACCATTCTACGTTGTTGATCTCGCGCATCTGTAACGGCGTGTGTGGTGCGATGGACTTGCAATTGCGATACTTGTCGCCCGTCAAGAGACATACGTAATACACGTGTCGGTACCGAAGTCGGTTTCCCCCTATGAAAACCTCTTCGTATCGATTTGGGAATAATACGCTGATTTCTTCGCTCGGGATCGACGTCTCTTCGGTGAACTCGCGTAATGCGCATGGAAAGTCGTCTTCGTTGATGTTTCGTCGACCTTTGGGAAAACCCCATTCGGTCTCGTTGTACAAAGATTTCGTGTTTGCTAAAACATAGTCAATGTTGAAAAAAAGGTCGCCCTCATTTTCCGTTTTGATCGTGTATCCCGTGCGCAACAGATCGAACTTTATCTTGGCGTCCTCGTACTCACGCATATAGCTGTTGCACTCGGTGATCTGCCACAAAGCCTTCCATAACTCTTCAAAAGACATGGTCGCTATGTTGTTGCGTTCATTTTCGGTCATATTCTGAAATAACTCGAAAATATACGCCTTGCTCTCGATTCTAAACTTACCTCGTAGAAACGTTCCGTAGCTGAGCGAGTCCTTGCGCTGCACCATGAGGTACTGAGGTCGCATGCATCCGGTGTCGTTCTCACATCGAACAAAACGTACACATACGATGCCGAAACTCGTAATGGGGTGATGGCAGTTCTTGTATATGTGGTTGGGCGCTCCACAATTCGCGCAAAATATACCTGTCATCATTTACTTTCTACTCTTTTGTCTAATCACATATTGTCTTTAGGTCTGTTTCGACACACGATTGATGACGCAATCGAAGAATCGGCTAATACAAGGAGACGTCATTTGACGTTAGAGAGCTTTAGGTCACAGTCGAGAAAAATGCTGATTTGTTAGATGAAACGTTAGATGACGTCAAAGATCTTCAAAGAAACAACAACCGCTTCCTGCCGCCAAACATGTTATTCGATCTTTTTTGAAAAGAAAAAGTGGGAACCCTCTACGTAATATTTACCTTTGTCATCTCCCCTCGTGTAAACATCCTCTATCAAGCATTCAGACGTGGCCCATACGTTGATCGGTCCTCCACGACTTGCTTGCTCCAACCAATAAGTCCCGTTGTACGCAGCCCAGTGGTAATCAGTTGCGCCTTTGATCAAAGGGAAGCATAGCGCAAGCCCGGACGGTGGTGTCCAATGAAGACCTGTGGGGTCACACAGTACTGATGAGGAGATGTGTGGCAGGTTGGGGGGAGTATGCGAACACGTACCGTTTCGGTCGGCTGCGGAACTAGGCTGGGGCTTAGGAAGTTGCGGATTGAAGTAGGTTGTGACCTTCTCTGCCCACTCCTCTTTCGTCTCCAACTTGGTCCATCCCAGATGTTGGGGTCGAAGTGCTTTCACTCCCCGGGATTGCATGAACTTGTCATCGAAGCCTGTCATGAAAGTAAAGCAGTTGGTCATGCTTCCAAAGGCTGCAGAGTTGAAGTAATCCGGAAACACTTTCGCTACCAATCCTCGTGGATTTGACATGTCGACCTGTACATATTCAAAGCAATAAAAAATCAGTCTGCAACCGCGCATGCATTACATTGGGGGGTATACGTTCATCGTGTTCGATTTCTATCCTCCGATGACTATATAGCAGATGGTAACACCTCGCATCCGTGTTTTGGCTTTTGGCGGGCTCGGGAATCGACAAAGCTACTTCGAACCCTTGGTACTCGCATGTGCCAACGACATGGAGTTTAATGCCGTGGACATCCACGACCTCACCCCCGCATGTATCAATGCACGTGTGGCCGAGTTCTTTTCTCTAGAATCTAGAGCATCGGTAGTCGTGTTAGGGTTTTCCTCCTCTTGCTACGCCACGGCAAAGGCCTTTGACACACACAAAACGCCGGGCAGCCGACTCTTGTTGATTGACCCACCGTACATTCTGGGTCCCGGTGAGCTTCCTGATCTTAAAGGTTTACACCCCTACTATCGCGATCCGACAAAACGCGCCGAGACACTCTCCGAGACCCGAACACATGTCAGATGTGTGTTGTCGCCTAGCTTGGTTCATCGCATGTTTTTCCGTCTTCTAAATGTTTGTCCTCCGCTTCAGTGGTGTTTGCGTCTGTTCGGGTCTCGGACGCCATGGGAGGTGGACCGCGTCATCTTCTCGATGCCCATACGTGACTTGCAAGACTTTTTGGGGCGTTTCATTCTCGCTTACGACCCCGTGCAGACGGTCGAATCACTCGACCCTAGACGCACATGTGTCATGAGTACAATGTATTCTCTTTCGAGAAAGTTTATGGAAGCGCGAAAAGGTCCTGTGAGCCAATGCGTGTGCTACACCGACACCGGACACCACGTCATACAGACTCACCCCGAGCTCGTGCGCTCTACTTTGATCGCCTTGTGCGCCACATCCACACCATGAATGCTGCGACCAACACGATGACAAACACATTGATGGCCATGAGAAGATGTAGGGCGTACTCTTGAGGTCCAGAGACGACGTTGCACGGCATCTTAACCTCTTTGTACGCACCGCCATCGGGGAGGTCATAGTATGCGATAGCCTCGGCAAGCGACATGACCGGCCTTTTCAGAGAGGCATTGACGGTGTTGTGGAGCTTGACCGTCCATTCGAACAACGCTTGTCGGCTATCGAGGTGTGAGTCGATCGGTATTTCATCCCAATGCTCGCGATAGTGATTCGAACACATCTTGCATGGCAGGAAACGCCATAGGTTTGCATAAAATTCCTTGTAAGACTTTTTGTCTTCGTCGCTAGGGTACTCGGGGTACTTGGTCGCAGTGACGTGGATGACAAACCAATAATGCCGTCCCCAAAGACTGGGTTTCATCTTGATAGAGTACGAAGAAAACTTTTGAGCATGTCAGAATGCAACATTTCTTTTCCACTGCCTACAACAATACGCAAATGTCGTCAAGACTAGACCTATACGCCACATTGGGTCTCGACAAGGCCAACACTCAATTGGAAGACGTCAAACGCGCCTACCGGAAGCTCGCCGTCAAATTACACCCAGACAAGCAACCGCCGGAACAAAAGGCAGCGGCCGAGCGCCAATTTGCCGAGCTCAACCACGCATACAACATCTTGTCCGACCCCGAGCGCAAACGAGCTTACGACCTCACCGGATCTGACGATCAAGACGACCAAGAAGACAACATTGCATCCCCTCCCTTTGCCGACTCTATCTTTGCGGCCATGTTTGCCGGAGCTTTCTCATCGATCGCTGTATACACACCTGATCTCCGCGTGTCGTTGTCTGACGTCTTACTAGGTAACGACTCGAAAAAGATCACTGTGCGCATCAATAGTGTCTGTGACACTTGCGATGGTACGGGCGCCGCCAGTCCAGAGGACGTCATCCCGTGTCTCAACTGTCGTGGCCAGGGTAAAACGGTGCAAACGCTCGGACCAGGCATCATGGCTCAATCGACGTGCGCTTCGTGTTTCGGCCGCGGCAGCGTCATTCGGTCTCACCGAAAGTGCGGGCAATGTCACGGAGAATTACGAGTCCAAAAAAACAAAGAATACACGGTCCCGGTGCCGAGAGGGGTCTATCAGGGCGCCAAGATCGCGGTCGACGCGACGGAAGACTACAGAGTTGTCGCACAAGTGGTGTATGATATAGACAGATCGATGTGTTGGACCGTAGGCGCCGACGTGCATTTTCGCTTGCCGCCCATCACGCTCAAAGAGTTGATGTGTGGTTTCGTGCGCATGATCGACATGTATGGCAAAAAGGTGAACTTCAAGTCTTCGGGCTACTTTAATCCTTCCAAACCCAAGAAACTCGAGGGACGCGGACTTCCTTGGGGCCCGGGAATCGAAAGACGGGGCGATGCCTACATTCATTACCAAGTCGAGTTCGAGGACTATCCCGCCGTGACCAAACAAAGCGCCGAAGTAGCTCGATTTTTCACCATTGCAAAATGATGACGGGGAGCATGGCGAGCAACATTATCTCTTGACGAGAGATCTTGTATAATTTTTCGACGTTGACGACGACCCCAAAGACGTACATCAACACCATCGACACAAAGAGCTTACCGTACTCGACTCGGTAGCAAGGCTTCAACCATAACACGACCAGTGCATAGGGCAACACGTGAAATGCCGCGTGAAGCGATTGAAGCAACAGCCCCTCGATCCGATATTTTGTTTGATCGCGTAAGGTCACCTCCACGTACCCGGGGCGCACGTACACAAAGTAAGATGACACAATGAGCACCGCGAGGGACGTGAATACGACGTCGATGAATGGGTCGACAAGGGTGGATGCGGCGACTAGGGCGCAATTCCAAGTGGTAAAGTACAAAAGCAGTTCCCATGGGTTAAACATGACGAGTTCGTGCATTGCTTGCGTTCCACAGACTCTCACTATATGTATGTTATGAAAAAAGGGGTACTGAAATAGCTACAATGGAATTTCTTAATGAATATAGTCCCATGGCACAACCGATGCGCCATCCAAACATCTCTCTCAAGCCTCACCAACTCACCCTTTTGCAACGGTGCAAAGATCTCGAATGCCTCGAGCTTCAACACAACGAACACAAGTTCAAGACCACCGTGGGCATCATCGGTGACAAGGTGGGCTCGGGGAAATCATACACCATACTCGCGCTCATCTATACGACGCTGTCCGATACAATATCCGATACCGTATCCTTTCGGTCGGTGGGTCTCGATCATGTCACGATCCGCACGCCAAACACCGCGACGCCGGTCAACACGTGTGTGTTGGTGGTGCCACACAACCTAGTGTGCCAGTGGGAGGCGTACATTGTCGCCTTCAAAGAGCTTCGCTCCTTCACGGTCAAGCGCAAGCCACACATGGCCGCTCTCGGATCAGATATGGGGAAATATGATTTGGTACTAGTCACATCTACGCTCTTTAACGAATTTGCTACCGCACACAAGAGCTTGCGCTTCAAGCGTGTGTTTTTCGACGAAGTGGACAACATCAACATCCCTAATTGCTCGAGTCTCATCGCCGGCTTCACGTGGTTCGTCTCTGCGTCCTACAACAACCTCGTGTATCCAAAGGGTTTTGCCGAGTGGGACCAAGACGCCATGACCTACACGCTCGTGTCGACGGGTCTTCGTAACAAGGGTTTTATCGCCAACCTATTCTTTGACCTCTTTTACAAAATGTCTCCCGACTTTATCCGACGCTTAGTCGCGGCGAACCAAGACGAATTTGTAGACGCTTCATTTCGTCTTCCCCCCATCCAAGAACATCGTGTCATTTGCCGATCTTCCAATGCAATTAGTGTATTGGACGGCGTCGTCGGACCTGAGATCATCGCATGCCTCAACGCTGAAGATGTCACGACTGCGCTGACACACGTCAATCCTCACAATAAAAACACCGAGGACAATATAGTACGCGTGGTTCTCGACAAGTACAATCGTCTAGCGCACAACGCAAAGCTCTCGTGCGATTTCATAGCTCAACGTGAGTACGACTGCGAAGAGCAGCGGGCAAAGGAGCTTGGCGAGGTGATGGCCAATCGCGAGGAGCTCCGACGCAAGATCGAGCATATTGAGCGACGTATCCGTGACGCCGATCTATGTTGCATCTGTCTCAGCGACATCGAACACAAGACCGTAACATCCGAATGTTGTCAGAACAGCTTTTGCTTTCGTTGCATCACCCAATGGGTCAACGTGCGCCCAGTGTGTCCCTGTTGTAAGAGTGACCTAAACATGAATGATCTATACATCGTCGCCGAAGGCAACTCGGAACAAAGCTCTGATGTAGGGCCGTCCAATCCCGGCATGTCGACGTGCGACCTCGACGTGCGTAATGACAAGATGACCAACTTTTTGGCATTGTTACAAAAGGTGAAAAATGGCAAGACGTTGGTGTTTTCGGCCTATGATGAGAGTTTCGGCCAACTGTCGCGGGTCATGGCCAATCAAGGACTCGAGTACAAGTATATCCGCGGCGCCAGCGATAACGTCAACAAAGTCGTGAATTCGTACAAGAATGGACCGACCAACTTTTTGTTTGTCAATGCGCAAAATTACGGTAGTGGGCTTAACCTAGAGAATACGACCGACATCATCATGTTTCACCAATTTAGTCCCGAGATCACTCGACAGGTCATTGGCCGCGCACAACGCATGGGTCGAACCCAACCACTGAACGTTTGGTATCTATTGAACCACAACGAAACCGCTACTCGAACCTCTTGAGTTTGACCACGATAGAGGCGAGTGCTTCTAGTCGCAGAGTCAGCTTTTTGTTTTCTTCTCGAAGCTCTGAAAAAGTCTTGTTGTTTTTCTGCTTTTCCTCTTTCAAAAGGTATCGTAAGCAATCTCGATCTGCGCTGAGCAACCCGATTTTCTTGCGTATGGCATCGACATCGATGTCTTCTTGGTTCGAGGACATAAGGCGCTCGTTTATTGTTCGCTCACAAAAAAATATGCATGTGTAAATGGACAGCGTCAACGTTAATCCCTACAAGGTTTTCGGGCTCGACCCGGGCTTCACAGTAGACCAACTCAAGAAACGCTTCCGCGAGCTCGCACTCAAGTATCATCCTGACCGAAACCCCGCCGCCGACCGTGTGGCCAACGAGAGCATGTTTGAACTCGTCAAAAAGTGCTACATCAATCTTTTGCAATCTCGCTCTGGCGCATCCACCTCACAACCCGAGCAGGGCATGCAGGTATCGACCATGCCTCCGGTCGTCGCAGGCCAACGCAACAAGTTTGATCTCGCCCGCTTCAATCAAGTGTTTGAATCCAACAAGGTCGAAGACGTGTACGACAGGGCCGGCTACGACGATTGGATCTCACAGACAGGCAACGACGATTTCAAGGGATCAGGTGCCATCGTTCACAAGTCCGAGCCCCAACCGCTCTCGATGAGCATCAATGGTCTGGGTGGTACGGCTTTTTACGAGTTGGGTATAAACGACATTACCGATTTTTCGGGCAACACCGAGTCCTCTCTCGACTTCATGGACTATCGCCTAGCATATAACACGACCAAGCTCGTGGACGAGCGTTACGTCAAGATGCCAAAGTACCGCACGATCGAGGACATTGAGGCCGAACGCAGCAAGCTCTCGTTCAACATGTCCCGAGCCGATATTGCACGCAACGAAAAGAAGGACCGCATGGAACGTGAGGCCGAGTCGCGTCGTCTGGCGATGATGAAAAGCCGCGATTCGCTCATGGAGCGACAGTTTCAGACGGTCAATCGTGACATGGGCGTGAAAAACTTTTGATCTCCGTGCTTGCTCTTGAACCTTTATTTTGTGGTCAAACTGTAGTCATGGACAACAATGCGATCCGCGTGACAGACGTCGCGGACGGTCAGACCGAGGTCCGCATCTACACACGCGACAACAACGAGTACAAGCAAGTCGTGCAGATAAGCCCCTATGGTAACGTGGGTATCGCACTGGATACAGATCCACAAGCGAGTCTCCACGTGGGAAACGAGGCGCGATTCGACGGAGGCATACGTGTCTCTGGACGTCGCGTGATTTCGTGGGACAATGCCGCTCACACCTTTTATGACGTCAATCGGCTCGTCACTGTTGCTCCCGAGGCACACTTTTTGTTTGCCGACAAGTTCGAGGTGCGCCATGGCGCGCAAAGTCGCAACACACTCAAATTGCGGGTGCAAGGTGACGGCACGTACATCCACGAGTCCCTCGTCAATCGCTTGTCAGAGCGTGACGCCAAAATCTTGTGCATCCAATACGTGTGGAATGCGGGCGAGAGTGGTGGTCGACTGATGCTCAACCGTGGCGACGTCAATGCGCTCGTCGCCAAGTATAGTCTGCCATCCCGCATCATCCCCATGTACTTTACATACAAGGACGACATTTATGCGATTTACCCGCTATACTCGGACAGCAAGTGTGTGTTTTGGAGGTACGTCGCAGGGCGCGAGCCATGGGACCGCTCACTCCCGTGGCCCGGGGAGTTCAACATTGCATGGCAAAGAGTCGTCACACCCGGGTGGAACGCCCAAACGCCCATCGCCGCTAGAACAGGACTATTGCCCGAAAAGATCGAATTCCAAGTCGACGAAATAATGGACGATAAAAACGTGTTCCAAGTGACCGACAAGTTCGAAGAGCCACTCCTCTCTGTCTGCTCGAGCAACTATGGAATGATTGGTATGTTTAATTCAAACCCCCAGTTTCCCCTTCACGTTACCAACAATAGAGGTTGGTCCGATTGGATGGGGTGCTTCCAAAACGACAATACAAACATCAAGTTGTCACATCGCTTGGGACACGGTTTGCTCATCGATCGCTTGACAATGGACAACCCGGCCGTGACTGTTTTCGAGTGTAAAAACCGACAGCACACGCACTTGCTCGTACGGGGTGACGGCATCACGGCGATCGGTTACTCAAACGACAAGATCCCGTATCCTAACAACGTACGTTTCCAAGTCGATGGTGACACGTGGACGTCGGGCTATGCGTTGATAAGCAACGTCAAGATCGGAACGATTCAAACGCCTCACGCACATTTTGGGCATTGCAACATGTACCAAACAAACAACTATGCTTTGAAACAACAAAGCGACGGCATCACGTGTTTAAACGCACCGACCAACCGTTCCGTACGCTTGTGTATCAATGACGTCGAGTACATGAGACTAGACTCGGACACGGGCACAGAGGGAAACGTTGGCATCCGGTGTGTCCGGCCCACGGCTGCATTGCAGGTCACGCCCCGACTCGGAGTTAACCCCGAGTCTAACGGCGTCTATATCTACAACTCGAATCAGAGCGAATATGACCGCTTCTATCACGCCATCTTGGGGATGCACACTGCACGTGACAAACCGTATGTAGCCTGGAAGTGCGATTACACAGGGAACGCGTGGTCGATGGGTATGGATAGCGAAGATCAGGGCAAACTCAAGATCCAAAGCGCGTGGACTTTAGACGGCAATGTGCCGCGGTTTACCATGGACACGAATGGTTTCACGACATTCATGAATTCCGAATCGAATGACTTGTCCCCCACGTGTGCGTTCAAAGTGCAGCGGAGCGACAGCAACAATGAGCATTCGGTCCACATGTACGTACGAAATGACGGTCGTGTGGCTGTGCGACACAGTAGCCCCCTAACAACTCTCGACGTCAAGGGCAAACTTCTCGTCGACGATCGTCGGAGCAATGGTTTACCAGTGGTCGGGGATGTCGGGTCGGGTGGTGATCGAGTCATCATTCAAAAGGGGACGAGCACAAAATTCCCGATATCGATTGGTGTGGATGCGGGGGACGTGTTGTGGAATAGCGTACCGAATGCAGGGTCTTTCAAATGGTATCATAACAGTAGCAACCAGGCGCAGGTGATGCAATTGAGGTGCAATCAGCTCGAGCTGCGCGCGCAGGTGTTTGCCAACGTGGACGACATCGGCAAAGTTCCCATGGCCACCATGGACAATCCGGGCGCACGCATTATCTTGAGGCGCAATGAGGCGTCACAGTATCCAACGGCCATTGGATACAATGATTGTAATTTGGAATGGATTCCTGAAGGTAGCTCGACGGTGTACCAAAAGAACATGATGTGGTTTGGTGTGCCGACAAAGGGCACATTTACGTGGTACAACAACAACTCGAACTTTATGACGCTCGACAGTTGCAACGTGCTACAAGTGACTCATTGTAACACGGACCCAAACTCCATCAAGGGCATGATCAAGTGTGGTCGCCTGCAAACGTATGGCTACGTGAGCACGTCAAACAACTACATTGACACGGGGCGGGCGTTCATGCGCACCTCTCAAATGCGCTTCTCTCAAGTGTTATATGACGCACCGCGAACTGGTATCGACTCGAAGGACTATTTTGTGGGTGGTGAAGGCACACGCATCTCACTTCACGACACGGTCACCAGCGACTATCAATTCGCAATCGGTATGGACAGCAATGCGATGTGGAACTCGATGCCACTTTCAAACATGGGCCAACGAACGTTCTTCAAGTGGTACGTCGGCGGCGTCGAGGAATTGACGCTAACCAACGACGATCTTAACTTGAAAAGCAACAACATCGAGATGGGTCACGGGCGCATCAAGTTTAGTGCGTGCAACATCAGCGAGCCAGCCACCAATGGCGAAGTTAATAACACCGCGGCGATGAACTCGACCAACGGGACTCGTATCGTCTATGCCATGTCTAGCAATTTGACGACCGAATACCCATATGCGACGGGTATGGAGAAAGAGGCCCTTTGGCAGAGCGTGCCAGTAGGTAAGAATCATCGATGGTATGTCGGCGGTGCTCGCGAGTTGAACCTCGACTCTAACCAACTCGACACATGTAGTAACAACGTCGAAATGGGATACGGGCGAGTGACCTTTAGTGGCGGTAATTTGAGTGGACCCAACAAGAACGCGCAATTATTTGACTCGAACGTCAAACGTGTTGACGGAACTCGCGTCATCTATCGCCCGAGTGCCGACACCAACACAGCATTCCCTTGGGCGTCGGGTGTCGACGCGACAAACTTGTGGCACAGTGTTCCATCGGGCAGTAGTCACGCATGGTACGTCGGCGGCTCTTTGGATATGACGCTCGATTCGAATCAAATCAACACGTGTAGCAACAATATCGAGATGGGGTACGGCAAGATCAAGTTTAGTGCGGGGAGCGTGAGCGAGCCTAAGCTGACTGCGCAGTTGGACGACTCGAATTTGAAATTGGCCGATGGGACGTGTGTCGTCTACCGACCTAGCGCAAATACGGGGACGACGTTTCCCTGGGCGTCGGGCGTGGGCGCATGTAACCTTTGGCATTCGGTACCGGCCTCCAACAATCATTCGTGGTATATCAATGGTGTCCTCGAAATGAACTTGGATTCAAATAATCTCAATCTACGCAGCAACAATATCGAGATGGGAAAAGGGTGGGTCATGTGGAATGGGAGCGATAGCAATCGACCTTCCGCGGGAACCCCTGGTGGCGGCAAGGTCATCTTACAACCACGTGTTGGCGCCAACTACTCGACAGCGATCGGTGACGCTGACGCTCAAATGTGGTTTGGCGTGCCATATCAACACTCGTTCCGGTATTATGTGCAGGGCGAAAACATCTTGCGCATTCAACGGCCTGACGTGAGTGACGTGGACGCCAATGACGACTTTGGGAACATTGCTTCCGGAGCTGTCGTGTTTGGAACGAAAAACACGAGCGCCGAGTCATACATAGGCAACGGTACCAAGGTCGTATTAGGCTCCAACATGGCGATGGGTATGAACAGCAATTACATGTGGTGGTACTCGGGAACCCAAAATTACTTTACGTGGAACATTGGCGGGCAACGCATACTGAGCCTTTATAACAATGCGACGGGAGCCAACATTCAACTACCGTATCTCATGTCAACGACATTAAAGAGCTCCTTTGCGAGCGACCCAATTGTCATGACGGGTCACCACTTGCAAGCCAACATCATCTCGAGCACAATGACCAAGAATGTGTACTGTGAATCTATCTTTACAAAGGACACTGGGTACATCAACACTGGTGCGGTCCACGTCGGTGGCTACATTGATGCCTCGGATAGTTCGACAGCAGAAGGCGTCGCAGGTGTATCGTTGATGAAAAAGGACAACAAGTACACGGTGTTCAGCCGTGATCTCGTCGTGAGCCATGGCGATGTCATTGCCAAGAATCAACTTTACTCGAGTAATAATGCGACTGTCGTGAACCAGTTGCGAGTGAACAACGAGATCTTGTGTTCGAATCTCAAGGGAGTTGGCACGAACATTGTGCTACACAACACTCTCGTTTCGAAGGACAATAGTCAGAGCATTAACAACATGAAAGAGTTCACGGGTAGCGATCTCAAGGTCAACAACATTTACGAATATACTTCGGGCAACAAGATATATCTCCAAAACTCGACCGTGTTTTGTAACAACTTGATGAACTCTACGCAAGAGATCTTATTGAACCCTGGAACTAGCACAATTACGACAAAAACTCTCAAAGTCCCCGGAACGGACGAAATAAGATTCGAGGGTGGAAGCGGAGCCAAGAACAACGCATACGTACCCAATTTGTTTAGCAAAAACTATGTCATGAGCAAAAATATTATCCTCGTCGACAACGATAGCAAACACAGCTCGACGGCAACCACGTTTGATCTCCCGACCATAACTTATACAGGAACCAACGAGTTTGGGTTTAACAAGAAGCTCAATGGACCGAGTGCCTTGTTCTCCAATTTAACCATCAAGACTCAAATAGATATGACCGATGCCGCACTCTTGATGGGAACAACAGGGACCGTCAATTTCGGGGCAAGTACGTCTCTTAAGTCAGATGCATTTTCCAACCTCCCCGGCACATCGATGAGCTCGTTGACGGTGACTAACGCGTCCACGCTTAATGGCGCTGTGACGATGAAAATAGATTCGGTTTGCGACGGTAAATTTACAGCAGGGACTTTAAAAAGCAACGGGGCATTTGAAACCAATGGGATCACATCGAGTGCTGGAATAACATGTACGAGCGGAAACATTCAAGCGAACAACGGTGACGTCGTGGCGGGCTCCGATGCACGCATCAAGACGGACGTCCGGGCGATCGAGAACGCGCTAGACAAGATCGTACGCTTAGCGGGCAAGACGTATTTGCTCAAGGCAGCACCTGAACAGGGTCGAAAGATGGGTCTCATTGCTCAAGAGGTGGAGGACGTAGTGCCCGAGGTGGTGCATCGCGACGTAGACGGGTTTTACTCGCTCGCGTACATGAACTTGGTCGCGCTCCTCATCGAAGGCATCAAGGAGTTAAAGCAACAACTTGACACTGTACTGCCATAAAAATGAAAAAGGTCGAGGCTTAAGACAAGGTCAAGCTATATATACAATCAAGAATGTCCGTCGCACTTGTGTTTGACGTCGAGACCACCGGAATCCCGAAGGCTCGTAATGCGTCATTTCGCGACCTTGACGTGTACAATTCTGCTCGCATCGTCTCGATCGCGTGGCGTTTGATCGACGTGAGCAATGACTGTGAGGAGCTCCACAACCGTTACTACCTAGTTCGTCCCGATGGGTTTGACATCCCGGAAGACGCGATCAAGATCCACGGCATCACCCAAGAGCAGGCGATGAGTGATGGTGTGATGTTTCGCCAGGTGGTCGACGAGCTCAAACAAGATCTAGAGCGATGCAACGTGTTGGTCGCACACAACATATCCTTTGATATCAACGTATTGAGAAGTGAATTCGTGCGCTTAAAATGTCAGGCACTGATCGACGTGACGTTCGAGAAGCAATTGTTCTGCACCATGAAGGAGGCTAGGGCGCGAGGTGTGGTGACCAAGTTTACTAAGCTCACTGTCCTTCACGCTCTTTTGTTCCCGGGTGGGGAGCCGTGCGCCAACGCACACAATGCGCATTACGACGTCATGTATTGTTGCGATATATACAAGGTGTTACACTCGATGCCCCGAAAGGAGAACCAAGTACCCTCTCCACCCATGAGCAATACACCGTCTCCTTGATGAAAAAATAAAGCAATTAAAAATGTGTACGGTATGATCTCGACAATATTCAATTTTTTATCTTTCAAGAGTGTAAAATGAACAGCTTGAACGTCATTGTATACTTGGCGATTGCCATCACCGTCGTGCAAGCCATCTTGTACGTGTGGATCGCATCATGGATCCTCCGCGTGTCTAGGGATCCCCGGTGCGAGTGCGCCCACAACTGGCGCAAAAACTACCTCCTCGTATTCCCCATCGTGAGTTTCGCAATACAACTCATCACCGCGTCTGGGCTCTTATCCGGCACATACCACCACATCATGTCGTTATTGTATTTGCCCCTATTCATCGGTTGGGTTCTCTTTATCGTGTTTGGCATCCAATATCTTTCTACGCTCCATCACTCTCGATGCGATTGCGCCACCCAGGACCGCACCGGCGACAACGCGCTCGTCGCATATATGGCGATCAAAGTGTCCGTGTTCCTCTTGGCCTTTATCGCACATATGCTCTTTACGTCCATGTTCACCGCCGTGGTGGTCGACAGGAAAACCGCCTAAGGCGGAGCTAAGGCATACACGTAAATGGATGACATTGATTTTTTGTTAAAGAACTCGGAGAAGGACTCGTCTCTCTTTGTCATTGACAGTTCTCATCGAGATCGCAACAAGTATCCCACGCCTGCCGAGTATGTTCTCGACTTCACACAACCCTTTCGTTTCGTGTACGGGTTCGACATCATCGACGCAACCATCCCGTCGACCATGTATGGTGTCGACACACACAATAATGTCCTTTGTTTCGGGGTGTTATCCTCTCCGGACCGATACCAAGACTTGGCCAAGGCAGTGTCTGTGTGTCCAGGCCTATTGAGCGTGTATTCCGAACAAACCGCACCGGTCGTGGACTTTGCGTTTTGTAACAGTGTGCCGAGGCGCGTTCAAGTGCGAGCGTCAACGACCGACGATGCATACCTCGTCATTGGGAATATCATTCAACGTGTGACGCGAGCTACTATGGAGGACGTGATTGCAAACGGTGAATTCGACTTTACGTTGAGAGCAGTGCGGTTCGAGATAGAGGCGGGCAATTACAGCATTAGCACGTTGCAAACGTACCTCAAGAAGAACCTCCGCCCACATGGTATAGACGTGCGTAGCGCGACGGTCGACGCTCAAGTCGAGAAACAGATGCGGTACCGATTCGTCCACTATGATCCCGTGCTAGGCACATCGTCCCCGTTCTACTTGGACATGTTCAAGTCAACGTGTGGAACCGTTCTAGGTTTCGACGAGCTCCCAGAAGAGGGTCGTGCGGGAGAGTACCGTAGGGGCGCGTTTTATGGAAAAGGGGCCGGAGACCAAGTCTTTGCGTCCGTCATGAACAACACTGAAGGCGTGTATCAGATCGTCGGCCCGGGTGTCGTCAACTTGTTGGGTGTGCGTTACATTACACTGCGTTGCCCCGAGATCGAGAGCCATTTGTTGGGGTCGTTGGGTTACGATAGCCAGAACAACACTGGACTCGGTATCTTTAAGCTACAAAGTCCCTACGAAGTGTCTAATCTCAAGTTCGACTTTTTCAACTTTGTGAAGAAGCCGTTCCATCCGATTGGAAAACTCAACAAGTTGAGCATACGCTTCGAGCGTGGTGCGGGCATGTTGTATAACTTTCGTGGGATCAACCATCAAATCTTGGTGAGCATCAAATACTATGTGCCGTCTATGGCCAACATGCGCGCGCCCACCTATGTGCTCAACCCAAACTACCAGCCCGACCACCTCAAGTTTATCGTGGAACGAGAGGAAATCCTTAATGATGATGAGGACGACGACGATGAGTACGAGGACGATGATGACCGCGAGCTTTTGAAAAAATACGTCTATATGCGAAACAACCCTTAGCTATTTTTTATTCGACGTCGATTATTGTTTGATTTTTCTTGGGTCCGGCGCGCCTCTTTGCACCGCCTGACTTGCTCTGAACATCCGAAAATGCAATAGATATCGCGTCAATGTCCGGCTCTCGTTCTTTCTCTTGAAGTAGTTGCTCGTCGACGTGTGCCTTCAATCTCTCGGTGATGGCATCGGACTCGGCGGTCACACGCTCACGCACAATTCGCCGAACAAACTCCTCGGCCTTGGCCAACACCGTGCTTTCGATGAGCGTGCGCTCCCGGGCAAGCGCAGCCTCTAGAGCAAGCACCTTTGCCCGAAGAGCGTCATTGTCGGCCTTGAGTAATGGAACGACCTCCCGTACAATATCGGCAATCGTAGGGATTTCGACGGGTTCGGGGACTGGTGCGGGGGATACGGGTCCTTCGATTCGATTCGCTTCGATTTCCTTGATGCGTTTGTTGAGGTCGATTAGACCGGAACTGCAAGTGTTGATGTTTGCATGCAATGAGTTCATCATGTGAATCATTCCATTGATGTGAGCCATGTTTGTGCAGTGTTTGATATGCACACACAAAGTCGAATCATTCATAGAACGCGCGAGACTAATCTTGGAACTTTGCCGTCATCGAATTCGTCAAGTTTTCATTTGTGCTTGTGACGCGATTCTTAATCTCCTCGAAAGAAGTCAACATTTTACCGAGATCGACCACCAATGTGTCCAACTCTCTAACCGGGTCAAAGTCGTTCTTGGTGGCGCGATCGGACAAGCCCTTGATTTCTTCGAGTGTTCGGCGAAGGCTCGTCATGTCTGCCGATGTAGGAACGGCGTCAACACGCTCACCGATCTTGGCCATCACCTTTTCGAGCTTGATCATGGCCACCTTGCGTGCAATGCTCTCAGAGTACTTTGTCAGGTTGCGCATGTCAAAGTTGTCGATGATTTGTGTGTTGTCTGTATGCGCCTTTTGCAAGTTTTGCATAGATCCCTCGGCATTCTTGAAAAGAGTCTCGGCGGTGGCTGTCTTGACCTTCTCAACTTCGACATCGCTCTTCAACTTGTTGATCATGGCCGTGTTTGTTTCCACCGTGTTTTGCAACTTGGTCTTGTCCAAAGTCAACGAGTCTACGTTGCGCTTCAAGGCGTCGCGCTCTCCAACCACCGTTTGGTATATTACATTTGTCACCGTCGTTTTGTTGAGTTGGTCGATTTGGGAATCGAGATTTTTCACCTTGCTCTCGAGATCGACGACCTTGACGCTCAATGTCTTATTGGCATTTGAGAGAGCCTTTGCATCAACTAGTGAAACAGTGTTGTTGGCGTTGTTCGACTTTGTCTCCACTAGGCGCATGTATTCCTCCATCAACTTGGAGTTGTTTTGCTCGAGATCCACGTACTTTTTCTCCAAAGATGCCTTGGCATCCTTTGTGCTTTGTAACAATGCACTCTGCGCGTCGAACTTGTCTGAGAGAGCGGCCTTGTCCGACACCAAGGTATCAACACGCGCGCTCAATGTCGTGATTTGAGCCGACAAGCTCTTAATCTCGGCGATCTTGGCATCCACTTGAGCCGTTAGGTTCTTGATCTCGGCGGTCTTGGCGTCCACTTGAGCCGTTAGGTCCTTGATCTCGGCGGTGGCATTGGCGAGTTTCTTGTTGTCGTCGCGAAGAACCTCATTCTTGGCACTAAGATCCTTCACATTAACCTCTAGCTTGTCATAGTCTGCGACCAGCTGATCCAATGCCGCCTTCTTCTCGTCGACCGCGACGTTCAGCTCGGCAACTTGTACCTTCAATTGTGTCTTTTGTTCGGTAAGCGAAGCAATTGTGGCATTGTCAACAACTTCGTCCGCCTCCCAAGCCTTGATCTCATCGTTCAATTTAGCGATCGTTGCCGTCATCGCGCTCACTTGACCTTCCATTTGCGTCTTTGCAAGAGTCAGTGTGGTCAATTCTTCTTGCGACGCCGAATTGTCGTCACTGAGCGTCTTGATGTCGGTGCTCATGGTGATAATGGCGCCTTGGAGAAGATTGATCTGCTCGTCGAGGCTCGTCTTTTGTTGTTGCAAAGTGGCTATGGTGGATAAATTGGCCTCGGTACTAAGCACATTATTGAGCTCAAATGCTTGCTTCCTAGTGGAGTCCCAATTACGTTGTAGGTCTTCGATGCGTTGCTTGAGAACTTGGACATCATTGTCTTGCAACAACTTGGACAACTCCAAAGTGTTGCTCTCGATCGCTCTTTTGATCGCATTGTACTCGTCCGAACTTGGCTCTAGACCGCTCAAGACAATGTTGGCGTCTTCGATCTGGGCACGAATCGATCCGATTCGGTCGTTGACCAGCTTCTCTTGGGCGAGCTCGGTGGCCAAGCTCTTGACTAGCGCCTGGGACTTGGCCTGGCTCTTGAGTACCGAGGCGCATGCGAAAAGGACCTCCTTGATGCCCTCGTTCATCACTAGCTTATTGTCGGGCGATGACATGACGGAAAGAAGCTCGATGATGCGGCTTGCCACGCCCGAACCTGCGGCCGACTTTATGGTGTCGCGATCGAGCACCAACAAGAGGTCCATGTCGACGTCGACGGTGCCGGTGGCGTGTTGGGCGAGCTTTTGGAGAAAAACGTCAATCATGGTGGTTTGAACAGATGCGGGGATGGCAATGTCGTTGATCATGGTGTTGAGACCCCCAAAGCGTTGGCTATACAACATCGGTAGTTCGTTGAAGGCCTTCTCGACTGAGTCGCGGTAGACGACGGGTGAATCAGTAGGCGAAGTAGTGATGACGGTCTTGAGATCTTCTGTGATTGAGAAAAGTTGTTCCACAAAGTCGTTCCACGATGTGAGCAATGCTTCTTCGTACATTCTCAGGTGATATACAATATAGCCACAAAAAAACAAGCACGTTAGAGGAGTTGTAAATCAAAGCGATCACACGCCAACATGTCCATTGCGCTAGGTACGTGTGTCTGGTCGCCCTGGCCCACCCGCTCTAGCGCATGCCCGTACAAGCCCCACACGAGTGCCGTGAAGCGTTGCATGAGGTCCTCCATGTGGTCGAGCTCGTATCGCGACGCATTGTACAAGAGCGTGTGTAGGTGGTTGAGCAACCGCTCGGCAAGGGTGCGCGCTTGTTGCGGGTCCCGGACCTTGCCGTCCATCATCCGAAACACTTGACGCACAAAGGCCTCTGAATAACACACCACCGAATATACGACATCTTTGTATCGCGTCTCGTACCGAAACAACTCGAGGAGCAACTTTACCACGTGAGCGTCCACATAGATGTACCGAAAGCGAGTGATACGCCGTAAAGGAACATTCTCGTTGTTTTTCTCGTAACCACTCGATTGCATCCCCTCTACGTGACGTCGCAACGCGTCGACTTGCGCACCTTCGGCACTCTCGTTGACTAGATCACGCGACACGACTCCGTATGCTGCGCCAGCGAGAGCGACCACGAGGACGCACTTTGTCACGACGGGACCGGGAAGAGTGGCCGAAATGGCTAGGAGCGCGATGAGTGCGACTAGGATGACGGTGGTAGGGTTTATTGGCATGTCACTCACACTGTTATGGTCACAAAGAACATAAACAGTGAAGCTACAACGAGCAAGAATCCCACGTAGATCTTGCGGTCGCCGTCTAAGAACACCCACGGCAAATCGTGGGGATCCGTGAGCACGAGACAGTCGGTGAAGATGTCGCGCAGACACCGTGTCATGCGAAAGTAATGGTCCCCTAATGACATGCCGGCCACCAAGTCGGGTACCGATATGGCCTTGGCGCGACTCTCTGCGATACGATTGATTGTTGCGAGCGCGTCCTTTTCCTTGTTCATGATCTCTTGGTACACGTCCTTGGCCTCATACTCACCATTCTCCAACATGTCCATGAATTCCTTGTAGTCGCGTGCGGTGTTGTTGCCGTCCATGTCTTCTCTACAAGTCACCAAAAAATAATATCGAGGTTGAGACTCAACCACAATAGTACGGAGCGTGATGATCGAACATACTCGGGATGAGTACAACATATTGAAGAAAAAATGACTGAAGTATATGTCATACATAACGTTTGGAATTTACACTTTGCTTGTACGTTTGGAGATGGGTCGAGTATTGACCGAAGAAGATATCAATTCATACGTCTATCGACATGAAGTTGATTGCTCCTTGACTTTAAGTATGTTTGAAAATATAAAGAAAGCTTGGATACACTTGAAGCGTCAAGCGGCTAAAGATTTTCAATCAAGTCGACATGACCCAACATGTGGCGTCTGCAACACATGCGGTCTAGACCGATCTCGTCCAATACCTTGCCTTTGATGCTCTCGTCGAAATTTTTACCGATTTTTGTTTTCACTCCGGTCGCTCGTGCGACTTCTTCCTCCTTGTCTGTCTTTTCGACGAAATAGTCCCACTTGTCACACAAGAGTTTGCCGCATGTGAAGCATCGTACTGGTATGATCATCTCGTATACTCTATCTTCCTATGTTGTGTTTATATCATTTTTTTATGACAAATAGTACGCATGACACACTAGAAACGCACCATGTAGCTTTGGGTTAGCCATGACGTTCTCAAACGTTAGGGCATTTAAGGAAGGAGCGTGGCCTGTGCGGCGAAGGAGAATGTTGAATGTGCGCATAAAGCGCGTGCGTTCGGATTCGTCGAGGAGGGAGGCTAGGACCTGCATGGAGGGCTCGTCACCGCCCCAAACGGAACGCGCGTCCTTCACACACTCTGTCATGAAACCCTGCATTTGTCTTTTGCAAAGAAAATTTGTCACGAAAAGTTGGTCGGGCGCGCAAACCGCCGCGAGTCGGGCGTATTCACGCGTCTGCAGTGTGCGGCCAAAAAAAATCTGAGTATAGAGAAGATGCCCCCAAAATCTGATACAAAACGTGGCGGTAGCGCGAGCTCCGACCTAGTCTTGGCCCAAATCGAGCGAAATGCATACTCGGTCCTCGACCGACACTTTAACAATCAAGTGACTACACCCATGCGTGGTGGCGGCCGTGCAACACCCCAGAGCTATCAAGAGCTTTTCACACAACAACTCAGAGGTGGTACAGGCAATGACACTGTGGCATGTGACACACAAGCGATCGCCAACCATGTACCGAATCCTATGACTCAATTTGTTCCCCCAACGAGTATGCCACAAGGGAATAGCGCCCGAGTGGACGTGACTCTCCCTGACGTCGCGGTCCAAGCCTACAATCGCTACTATTACCCGCGCTAACAAACACCTTCTTTTTCCTTTTCACAATACAACATGTCTGTGGTCGTCGCTTTTGCGGTGTGCGCCTTGTGTATAGTCATATTGTCCGTATTGCTCATCATTTACTTGTATCGCTCAAAACCCATCGTCTCATCGAGTCCCCTCATCACTTGCGTCATGATCACCGCCGGCCGCGACAAGCTCGCACGTGCGTCAGTCGAGAATTTTCGCAATCAATCGTACCGACACAAGCACCTCTTGATCGTCAACAATGGAGCAGGTGCATCACTCGCTGATCCTGAGCGCATGTACAACGTGACGGAATTGCGAGTCGAGAGGGGCGATATGACATTAGGCGACCTCCGCAACATGGCATTCGAGTTCATTCCATACGGAGGACTCTTTTGTGTGTGGGACGACGATGACCATCGTTCTCCTGACTATCTAGAGACGCTACACAACTCGATGGTCAAAAACGGGGCCGATGCCGTGTGTTTTCAGAATCGGCTAGAGTACAATATGACGACGGGTTTTGCATGGCGTACCTTTTTACAGAGGGGATTTGTGACGGTGTTGGCCCGCAAGGATTATCGTGTGAGATATTTGAGCAAAGACACGATGGAGGACTTGGAACTCTTGGACTCGATGCGTGCCGTGTATCGCGTCCACATCATGACGGACAATGACCCCCGAATGTACGTGCGACTGGTGCATGGCAGCAACACGTCCGAGTATATCGTCCCAAATAAAGTGGCCGTCGTGCGTAACGACCCGAGCGCGAGTTGGCAAGAGCACCCACTGACGCCCAAGGAGGACGCGTGGATTCGTGCCACATACGTTCCGCTACTTGAAGCATCTCTGCGTTAAGTCGAGTCCCATTTCAATCTCGGGTGTATCAAATGGCAGACAACTTTAGCGAGCTCACGTGGAGCGTGATCGATACCTACTTTCGAGACAATGCGTATTTTATCGTAAAACATCATCTCGACTCTTACAACGATTTTGTCTTTAGCCGCATCCCCTACACGATCCGGTCGCTTAACCCATTTCGTATCGTCAAGACTGATTCGGCTAACGACAAGGTCGAGAACGAGATCAAGGTGTACATGGGCGGACTCGATGGCAATCGCATCTACATGGACAAGCCCGTGTACGTCGACGGTGACCAACCTCGTGTCCTCTTCCCCAACGAAGCCCGGTTGCGGAACCTATCGTATGTGTCACATATCTACGTCGACGTCGAGGTCCACTACCACGTCACATCAGAAGGGGCTAGCGAGCCCACGACCACAATCAAGACGTTCGACCGCGTCTACATCGGCGCCATCCCTATCATGTTGCACAGTCGCTTGTGTTCCCTATTCGGCCTTTCTGAACGCGAGCTCATCGAGATGGGCGAATGCCCCTACGATCAAGGAGGGTATTTTATCATGGACGGCAAGGAAAAGGTCATCATCCCACAGGAGCGTGGTGCAACCAACAAGTTGTTTGTCAACCGGTCGACCAAGCCCGAGTATACATACGAGTCTTACATCCGATGCATGTCCGAGGAGGACTCGTTGTTCCCAAAGACGATGGAACTCTTCATGATGTCCAACGATGTTGCGAGCGGTCGGCGTCGCAATGCCATCGTCGTCACCGTCCCCCACATTGGAACCAAGGTCCCGCTTTTTGTCTTGTTCCGCGCTCTAGGAGTCGAAAGCGACCGCGACATCATCGATCACATCATTCCTCGTGGACACACCGGGTCCGAGTTGATCAGTCTACTTTACCACTCGGTGGTGGATTGTCCGGGTATCTACACGCAAGAGCACGCTCTCGAATACTTAAAGGGTTTCACCGAGTACAAGACGGTGGACCATGTTCGTTACATCCTCATGTTTAACGTGTTGCCCAACGTCGGTCACGAGTTCCGAAGCAAGGCGCTCTTTCTCGGTCATATTGTCCACAAGATGCTAAACACGTCCCTCGGTGTCGTGCAGGAAACCGACCGCGACAACTACATGTACAAGCGCGTCCACTTGTCGGGTCTAATGTTGTCGGATATCTTTCGAGACTTTTACAATGGATTACGTCGCCACGTTCGCGGACGTATTGACCGAGAGTACGAAAAGGGTCCATGGCGCAAGGCGGGCAACATTCAGGACATGGTGAATGCGGTAAACAAGGACACGATCTTCTCGCCCGAGTTTGTGGCCGAGGGCATGATGAAGTCGATGAAGGGTAATTGGGGTTTGATGGACGACCCGACGAAGCAAGGCATTGTGCAGGACTTGGCCCGCATCTCGTATGTGGGGTTCGTCAGCCACTTGCGTCGTGTCAACACGCCCATCGACCGCTCCATCAAGATCGTCAGCCCCCATCGCCTCAACACGTCGCAATACGGCGTCATGTGTCCGGTCGAGAGCCCCGACGGTGCCAGCATCGGGTTGATTAAGAACATTGCCATGTTGGCCAACATTACGTACGAAGTGTCCCCACATGCCGTGTTGGACGCGCTCACGGCTTTGGGCGACGGTTACTTGAGTTGGTTGGACGACTTGGGAGCCCACGACATTATCCACAACACGGTCAAGCTTTTTGTCAATAATTGTTGGGTAGGTGTCGTGAATCGTCCCGAGGTAGTCGTGCGGTACTTGAGGTTGTTGCGGCGAAACGCGCTCATCAGCGTCTTCACTTCGGTGTCGTGGAACATTCGCACCAATGATATAAGCGTTTTGACCGAGGCGGGTCGATGCTGTCGGCCTTTGTACATCGTGCATCCTGACCGAACGTTACCCGTCGAGCAGGGTGAATGGATGAGCGGACGCCGTCGATGGCACGAGTTGTTCGAGGGGACTCTCGGCACCGGTCGCTTCCACAACATGGATTTCATCGACCCCTTTAAGCTAACGAGTGCAACCAATGTCGATGATTTGCTCGAAATTCTAGAAAGATCGAGTGCGGTCATGGAGTACGTGGACGTGGAGGAGAGTAACACCTGCATGATTGCGATGCGTCGAAAGGACGTTGAACACAATGCCAACGTACCCTACACACATTTAGAGTTGCACCCGACCACGATGTTTAGCATGTACACGGCGACCATTCCGTTGGCCGACCACAATCAAGCTCCTCGAAACATCTTTAGCGGAGCACAGGGGAAACAGGCCGTCGGCGTGTACGCGACCAACTTTAACAATCGATTGGACACCATGTCGTACGTGTTGCACTACCCTCAAAAGCCGCTTGTATCGACCCGGTATATGGAGTTGTTTCATTGCAACAAACTTCCGTTTGGAGAGAACTTGATCGTCGCAATTGCGTGTTATTCGGGGTTTAATCAAGAGGACTCGATCATCATCAACAAGGCTTCTATGCAACGCGGAATGTTCAATATGACCTATTTGAAGACGGTTGTAGACGCTGAGTCGAACAGTCGCGGTCAGAAGATCATCTTTACGCATCCGCTCGCGCTCGCCAATGCCGGAAAACAGTGTAGGATAAACGGGCTCGCTAATTACCACAAGATCGACACGCAGACCGGATTGCCCGTCATCAACTCGGTCATCAAGGAGGGCGATGTGTACCTTGGCAAGTGTAAAGTCACGGTACAAGAGGTCAAGGGCAAGGAGCAGGGCGATGCCATCGAGCAAGTGCGCAGTCAAGACACTTATGAGGACAAGAGTTTGAAAGGAGACAAGACCGTGTCCGGTATGATTGATAAGGTCTTTGTGTCGCGTGGAAAGGGCGACGACAAACACGTCAAGATCCGGTTTCGCAAGGTGCGCACACCCGAGTTGGGCGACAAGTGCGCCTCACGTCACGGACAAAAGGGAGTCGTGGGGATGATGTTTCCTCCTGAGGATATGCCGTTCACCAGGGAAGGTCTCGTTCCCGATATGATTATCAACCCCCATGCAATTCCGAGTCGTATGACCGTCGGACACTTGATCGAGTGCGTCATATCCAAGGTGTGTTGTTTGGACGGCTTTCAGTACGATGCGACGCCGTTCGAGGATCACGACATTGAGGCCATGTACGACCGATTGGAGCAACACGGTTTTGAGCGCAATGGCAATGAGATGATGTATAATGGTCAGACGGGCGAGCAGATGGAGACCGAGGTGTTTATCGGGCCGACGTATTACATGCGTTTGAAGCACATGGTGGCGGACAAGATCAATTACCGTCTCGAGGGTCCGGTGACGAACATCACACGACAACCGACCAAGGGTCGTGCGAACGACGGCGGCTTGCGCATCGGCAACATGGAGACGGACGTCTTGATGAGTCATGGTATGTTTGGCTTTTTGAAAGAGTCGATGATGGAGAGATCGGATGGAACCGTGTTTGACGTTGATGCGGATGCGGGTTGCATTGTTGGTGCGGATGACGACAAGGCGGTGTATGCGGGAGCCAAGCATTTGAAGCGCATTGCGGCGCCGTACGCGCTCAAGGCCTTTATGTACGAGATGAACACGATGGCAATCAATCCTGTGTTGGTGATGGATGAACACACGGTCGAGAAAAACAAGGAGGTTGTTGATGCCTTTGACGATTACGAGGCGGCCATGGAGATTGCGGACGAGGCGTCTTGAGATGCGGGAATGCCAGGATGATATGGACATTATTTTCTTGGACTATTGTATACAAAATACTATGCCCACCAGGAAAGAACTGATCGAGGAGGCATCGAGCAAGCTAAAGATTCAAAAGGCTATCGCACGAAAGGTGGCGTCATGGACCAAGACGGTGCAAGCGGGCGTCAAGGGTCCTGCGGTCTACGCAAACATCCTCGAGGACTACAATGAAAAGTTATACGGCAAGACTCTAGTGGGTAAGTTCAACATTTTGCTCAAGCTTGTCGAGGAGAAGAAGAAAAAGATGGCCGAGGCCACACTCGAGTCCCTTGAGAAGATTCTCGTGAAGAAGGCCGAGGTTGTACAAGGCAAGGTGGATAAACTCGAGGCCAAGATCGAGAACCTCAAGACGAAAAAGTCAGACAAGGATACCGACGCAATTAAGCGCAAGGCTAAGGAATCTCCTGACGCCAAGAAGCCTCCGGCTAAGAAGGCTAGAAAGTCCGAGTCATCCGATAAGGTAGACAAGGCAATCAAGGCAACCGAGAAGAAGGCAGCTGATAAGAAGAAGGAAAAGGCTACTGAGAAAAAGGCGGCTGATAAGAAGAAGGAAAAGGCTGCCGATAAGAAGGCAGCTGATAAGAAGAAAGAAAAGGCTACTGAGAAAAATGTCGTTGCCAAGAAGGAAAAGGCGGCTGATAAGAAGCCGGTAGCAAAGAAGGAAAAGGTTGCCGAGAAGAAGGTCGTTGCCAAGAAGGAAAAGGTTGCTGAGAAAAAGACGGTAGCAAAGAAGGAAAAGGTTGCCGAGAAGAAGGTCGTTGCCAAGAAGGAAAAGGTTGCTGAGAAAAAGACGGTAGCAAAGAAGGAAAAGGCTACTGAGAAGAAGGCCGTTGCCAAGAAAGTGACAAAGGGTGGGTATCAAGTGGATGAAAGCAATTCGTTTTGGGGGTTAGGTGGTGGAGGATATTCTTACGACTCGGACTTTTCTGATTTGTCAGACCTTTTTTCAGATAGCGACGACTTTTAAGGTATTTGTTTCAATCAAAAAACAGGCATAAGAAGAAATAAGAATACAATTGAGAAATAAAGACATGGAAACGACGTTTTTTGACCTGCCACTCGATCTTCGTGAGATCGTTTACCGACATGCAAGGTTCTTGGAGGCGCGCCAAAGGATCGCCGAGTTGCTCAATCCAGAGAGACAACAACGCGGCACCCTCGCCCGTGTGAAGGAGCATTCGTTCTGGGATTGGCAAGTTGAAGCCAAGCTGTTCGTTTCGCCGACCAAATACATACTCGTCCGTCAGTCCTACTACAATGGCGGCGGTGGCCCTACGAGATGGCACGAGGCAACCGGATACATGTTCAACACGGTAGAAATCGCCGATGACGCGTGCATTCATGTTGTTATCGATGTTTTCAATGACAAGGTGAAACTCATTCTCGGGACTCGATCGATCTCTTGCTCACACGTGCGAATCAACAATGAAGACACCAATGTCACCTACTGCCAGTGTAGTTCCAGGCCCTTCTGACCTCGTCGGGACAACGGGTCGGGAGTCTGGAGCCTTTCTCCCCCAAGAGGCAAAGGAAAACTGCAGCCTCTTCTTGGCAGGAGCCTCTTTCACATGCATGATATCTTCATCTCCTTGGACCTCCTTGGTTAGCTCAACTTCAGGAGTTTCTCCATCAGGCGTGATCGCCTGCCCTCCCTCGGCGTCAACTGCCCCATCTGGCGATGGCAAATTCGCGTTATCCATGCGAAGTATGGCCGATGGCCCCTCGAAAAGTCGTCGGGCGCAGCCCGACGACCCCTTCTCCTCGCCCTCATTTTGCGTCGGGCTGCGCCCGACGCACCCTCTCCATCCCGTCCTGTCAAAACTCAATTACACGCGAAAATGGCCGGGTCCCGGCCGTGTGGAACTACCCTGCCTACTGGCTGGCGAAATCTTGGTGGTGGCATGAAAAGAACCTTTGGATGCATCTACCAGTTCTCGAGTATGATTGAGTGTTTTATGCGCGAATCAGTTTGACGATGAGGAACACGATAAGTCCGGCGATAACGGCCTTGGCGATCGAATCTCCATGTGGGATCTTGTCGAGTGCGATATATTTTTCCACCAAGCTTCCGATGGGAAGTATGGACACTACTAGGAACACAATGGAAATGATGGCAAACATTTGTATGTCGTCGGGGTTGCACATACCCTGTACCACGGCGTCTTGTTTCACCTGATAAGGAATGGCTTGAGTTGCGAGAACCTCCGAGTCGATGTTGTTGTAGAGCTCAAAGGCATCTTCGGGAATTTGCTCGGTCTCGAACATTTGTTGAGGGGCATACTGTTGGGGTTGAGGCTGATGTTGAGGCTGGTGCTGGGGTTGGGGTTGGGGTTGGAGCTGATGTTGAGGAGGTTGTTGCATTTGTTGCGGCATGGGTTGAAAATTGGGCCGCATGGGTGGGGCGGGCTGCATCATCGGAGGCATTGGGTTTTGAGGTGCGGATGCGGATTGCGTGATGAGAGGTTGTTGCATTGGTGCAGCCATGGGTTGTTGTTGGACTTGAGGAGGTTGCGCATTCTTCTTCAATTGCGACAAGGGAGTGGACTTGCGTTGTGGGGGTATCGATTGTTGCTGACTCATTTTGCAATAGCTCCATAAACAATTTTCCATTCTCAAACGCTAAAAGCTATCCAAATATGGCATCACTATCAAGCGCAACGCCTCGTCACTGTTAAGGATGCCTGGCTCCACATAATCCTTGACACACTTGTCCCATAGCTTGTCCCGCATGCGCTTGGTCAAGTCGGGATGGTCGCCCGTCTCGTATTGTTGCCGGTCCTTCTCTTCACTTTCTTGTAATACTTCTTCCCTCGCAAGACCTGCAGCCTCGCCGATCTCGCGCTCGATCGCCCACTTTGGCTTCATCTGCACTAGGTCTTGTCCAGCATCCAATGCCTCCAACGTCCCCATCATGCGCATGATCTTGCCCGTGCTACACACAACAAATCCGTGCTCGACGCCGGATGCGAGTTGTTGACCTAAAGCGAGGACCAACTCGTCCTTGTTGTCTTTATTGACGTCCGAGTTGATGCGCGACCAAACCGAGTCCAACACTTGTTTCTCGGTGCGCCCATACTTGGAATGCACATTCGAATTGTCGATGGTTGCGAGCACTCGTGCGATATGCGTCTTATCGGTCGAAGTAAGCCTAGGGTTCGACTGGAGGGATGCCTTGACCTGCTCGACGAGGTCTGCCTTCACTCCTCCTCCTGACCCTTGCTCTTGTTCGATGGCCCTCAAGTTGGCAGCCGCGGCGTTCTGCATCTCGCCATCATGCACGTTTTGGGCGTCGCTTCGCACCGTGGCTGCAGCTGCGCGGTTGATCGCTCGTTGAATCTCGGGCGGTAGCCGATCATGTTCTGCTTGAGCTCGCTCTCGACGCCGGCGTTCGTTTTGTGTTTGCATGGATCGCAACCACTCGGTGGGGTTCGGTGGCGCGGGATCCGCCTCGAACAAGGTTGTGATGACATCGGCTCTGACGACATCGGCTTGTCTCTCGGGAGGGCGTTGTCGAGGTGCAGGGGTGGGAGTCCGAGCGGCTTTTTCGGTGGTCACCAAGGCGAGTGGTTGGGTGGCGAGGAGCGTATCGACAATGTTTACAGGTAGTTGAGTGTATGTGCGGCCAACCTCGTGGATCTTGAGCAAGTCTAGGTCGTTGTATGACAATTTGGAAATGTCCTTGAGCATATAGGCGGCATAATCCTTGGCCCTTTGCGAAAAGTTAGGCTGGAATGTGACATAGGTGAATATCTTACCGGCCGTTGTTTTCTCCGGTAAGAAGAACGGATGCAATCCAAAGGCGTAAATGTCGCCTAGTTCGAGAACCGCATCTTCGTACCCACCTAATTCGTATGCAAGAAGGTAGTTCTCGACCGCCTTGAGGCCGTCGGGTGGTTGTTCGGCTCCTCCGTCACGATGCATGCGCCCTAGCTTCAGATAGCCCTCGGGAGACGTCTCGGCGACTTTGGCGTACATCGTCTCGGCCTTTGAAAAGTCGGCCGGCACCACGTCACCGACGCCCTTGTATCGAGTGTCGGCCAATGCGAGCAATACGTGTTTGGAGAGTTCACCGTCCATCTCGGCCCGTTCCAGCTCTTTTCGCTCCACTTCGGCAAACAACTCTGCTTGGAGTCGGCGGTTATACCGGTTCCGCCACAGCGTGTAGACGAGAAGTACGACGATGCATGCGAGGACGACCACTCCTATCCAAAGGTTCATTTGTCTCAACGAATATATTTGCCAAATGATTTTGATCGAGGTGCGTTCAAAAAGTGGGCTAAGGACAAAGTCCTTGTTTTGATCAAAAAAAATGTCATCCGCATCAAATTATTGCATAGAGATCAAGACCGTACAGTCGGGACCTTTCAAGATCCTCATCGAGGCGCTCAAGGAGCTATTGACCGAATGCTCGTTCGAGATCGACGAGACCGGTCTGAAGCTCATGACCATGGACACGAGTCACACGGTGTTGGTTCACCTCAAGTTGGACGCGTGCAAGTTTTGCTCCTTTTACTGCAAGCAAAAGACGGTCATTGGAATCAACATGATTAACTTTCAAAAGTTGATCAAGACCATCAACAGCAACGACACTCTCACCTTGTTCATGGAGAACGACAACCCCAACTTTTTGGGCATCCGTATCGAGAACACCGAGAAGAACACCAAGACCACGTACAAGCTCAACCTTATGGATCTCGATCGTCAAGATCTCAACATCGACCCCGCTGCCTTCAACAACGTCATCACCCTACCTTCCAACGACTTTATGAAACTCATTCGCGACATGAGCAATATTGCAGATAATGTCGAGATTCAAAACATGAAGAATCAGTTGGTGTTTCAATGCAAGGGTGACTTTTGCCAGCAGGAGACCGTGTTGTCCGATAGCAACAACAAGATCCAATGTTCCAACCAATCTGACGAGATCGTGCAGGGTGTTTACAGCCTCAAGTATCTCGTGTTGTTCACCAAATGCACCAACTTGTGCAACACGGTGTTTTTGTACCTGCGTAATAACTATCCTTTAATTTGTCAATATATGGTTGCCTCATTGGGCGAGATCAAGCTTTGCATTGCACCACAACGTGTCGCATAAAAAATGGTGATTTATTTTTCTTTACATTGTGTATAATGGCAAGAATCAAAGAAAAAGAAAGCGTTGGATTAGATGGAGCGAGTGTCGTTCTTTCGGGTTTTCGTAGCGAGTCTCTAGATGAAGCGATTAGTGCCGCTGGTGGCGTGACACGTATCAAGCCCTCGAGCAAGACGACTGTCGTGGTTGTCCCAAAGTCTGGCTACGCTTCCGCAGCCGTCGATTACGCAAAAGAGAACAAGATTAAAGTGTTGACTTTGGAAAAGTTTTGTGCCAAGTATGGACTTGAGGTTCCCGAGTTGAAAAAGCGTGGCAGACCTGCCGCGTCTGAGGACGGCGACGATGACGAGGTCGTAAAGCCAAAGGCGGCTAAGAAGGAGAAGGCCGTCAAGGCCATCAAGGCAGTCAAGAAGCCCTCAAAGAAGCCTGTGATCGAGGACGACGAGAACGACGAGAACAACGAGGACGACGACGATGTAGAGGTCGTAAAGCCAAAGAAGGCCGTGAAAAAGCCGGCAGTCAAGGAAGTTAAGAAGCCTGCAAAGAAGCCGGTAAAGAAGCCCGTGATCGAGGACGACAACGAGGATGATGAAGAGATTGTTCCCAAAAAGGCAAAGGCAGTCAAGGCAGTCAAGAAGCCTTCAAAGAAGCCTGTGATCAAGGACGACGACGATGATGATGAAGTGATTGTTCCCAAAAAGGAAAAGGCAGTCAAGGCCGTCAAGAAGCCTGCAAAGAAGCCGGTGATCGACGACGACGACGACGACGAGGAAGAGATAGAAGCCATTTCGAGCAAAAAGGTGTTTGATGAGTCGGACAACGAAGACGACAACAACGACGATGAGAATAGCGAGCGTGGTGCCGACGACTTCCGTCCTCGGAGTGATGACACTTGGAAGGAGCGCTTCTCAGGTCTCGAATCCGCAGAGCTTCCGATGGATGAAGCGTCCAATGGTATTGAAGACATCGAGTATGACGGACTTTCTTTGAAACAAATTCGTTCCCAAGTCAAGGTTATTTCCAGAAAGATTTTGGAGGATAAGCGCAACGGCTACAAGGTGTTCGACATTGCCCCCGATTACCTGGGCTACTTGCCAGCTGAGGATATGTTCATCGTGAGCTCCAAGGTGCGCAACCAAGAGCACTACGAGCGTGTCGACTTTGTGGCTATTAAGATGAAGTGCGAAAAAGTTCAAGGCAAGTCGGGCGATAAAGCCTCCTACACATTTGGAAGCGCCGACGTTGTGAAAGAGGACCTACGTAGGCAGACGCAAATCAACGTGATCATGGAGTTGGACGACCACTATGGTGACATTGTACATCTCGTCATCAATAGCACACACCCCTTTGAGTTTCATGACGTGGACAAGGGTGGGCGCCTCGTGTCACGATCAAAGCGCATGCGCAAAGCTTAAAGATAAAAAATTGATAGAGCCTTTTGTCGTGTGCATTTTTACAACATGTCGAACACATTCTCGATTTGTCTGAGCGATTGCGGCATAGGTGCTTTTACGACTACGACGTGCAATCATATATTCCACAAAGAATGTATCGATAAATGGCTGCTCATCAAATCAAATTGCCCTTATTGTCGAAAGAGAATCGTTTCAAATAATAGATTGGTCGCAAAAGTGGATTTCTACAATGAAATGACTATAAACCTATCGGATTCTAAATCGATTCTCAACATATCTCGATTGGAATACAATCAACGTGATTTTTCAGTTGTTGTCAATGATAACATCGAGCAACCGACATTAGATGCATATCGCGTCACTGGATGTAATACGAATGTGTCGTATTTTGACAAACATTCGAGGGGTTACCGTGTTGTCGAATCCGTACTTTCAAATCAATATGCAGCAAGCTATTGGATAAATATAGATGAATCGTCGCAAACGAATAAATTCACTATAATAAAAGAATTCGCGTCTCGTCCGGGACTATATTTCATCAGTGACGTATTTGATCAAATGTGGACTCACGAAGTACAAGTAGAGATTCAATGATTCGGCTACCTATTGGCCATTTGGTCTTTGTAGAACATGTAAACATCAATGTCAAGGTTCCCGAGCGCCTTGTCCATCAGTTCCTCACATTTTTCGAGCGGTATAGACATACCGGCTTCACGCATGACCTTGCAACATCGCATGTCCGTTCCCAAGACGTCGATGCGATACGATGTCCTGAAGAATATCTCCAAGCGCCCAGCGTAATTGGCGTCCGCAAGAAAGTGCTTGAGCAAAGCCGCGTTTCCATAATTTATGCTATGGAAGAACACGCACCTTGTCTCTATCAAGAAGTTTCCTATTTCAGGATTTCCTTTTCGCAATGTCTCGAACGTGTCGGGGGTAGCGTTTGCGTAGACCACTTGGAGAAGCGAATCGATGATGATCCTCGACAGAACGAATGCCGAGAGATCTAAACCTTGCAATGTATTGGTGCGGACGCGTTCGATCAAGACGAGCTCGTTTGCAGCGTCGACTGCTTCTTCATCGTCCACACATTGTACAAAATCTATGACCGTGGGGTCTTCACGATGCGTACTAACGAACCTGCGGATCTCGCTAGACATGTCTTTGAGAAGTGGGCGTTTGGCTTGTTTTTTAAGGGTTTTGCTGAGCACGTGCAAGGCCTTGAGTTTCTTTTCGATTTGGGGTTGGGGAGGAGCGCGCATTTTCATTTGCACGACTGATCGAAGATGAACACGGTCACGGACATTGAGCGAGTTGTGAATCGTCTCTTGAATGTCGAGCGGTAACTTGTCAAACATGATTTGTGTAGGTGTATGAAGACATGGATCATTTTTTTATGTACGTTCGGCAAAAGTAAATTTTATGATGAGGTATAGCAGATTATCACACATGTTGTCCACCGCCATCAAGACATCGTTAGTGTTCTTCCTTGTCGTCATCGTTATCCACCTCATGATCCGCAAGGCCCTCAACGAACGCACACCCCCGCCCGCACCTCCGTCAGCTCCGTCAGCCCAGTCAGTTCCGCCCTTAATCCCCCTACCCACGAACGTGTCAAAGCCGATTGTTGCACCGACCGATGTCCAATGCTCTGTCCAGCCGGCCAAGACACCGACAAGTGACGACCTCTTTAACTTTGTCTTCAAGTGCAAGGCTAAAGAGTCGTTAGAATCCACTCCTCAACTCGCGAAACCCGCCGAGATGGCTAACGCAGAGAAACAAGTTGACATTGCGCAAGTTGACATTGCGGGAATTTGTAGCTACGATGACAATAGCACTGCTCTCTATGGAGAGTTTGCAAGCTCATGAAAAAAGACGATCAAAACTTTTTGTTCATTTTGGAATACTCTTCTTTTATGGCGCTCCATGATTCGATCAACATGTCGTTAAATTCTTTCTTGACCTCACCATTTGTAAGGAGTTTGTCATATTTTGATAATTTATTGTAGCCGCCAACGATGTCTTTCACGATGCCAATTGTACTCGAGTTTCGAACCGCAACCAAGATATCTCGTGTGCTGTCCAACACTTTCTCCAAACTACTATCCGTTAGTTTATTCTTCATGATCAATCCGTTTGGCGCAGCCTTGGGCATGAATGAGATGGCTCCTCCCACAATGGATGCAATAAAGTCAAGATGGTGAACCGGATCTTTGGACGATGGATCGTATGTTAGCAATGCCAACGACATTTTCCCGGCGGTTGCAACTCCTTGACCTCCAGGAATGATAGAGATTACCGTCAAAAGGTTCGATACTTGCGGAAACAATTCTGTTTTGAGAACATTCCATCTCATGTTTTTCTCGATATCTCCCCAGTGTAGTTGTGGAATGTCAGACGACCTACCGATTTTTTCTTTTCCCTTTGCATCAATCCAAGCAATTCCCTTCTCGGCTTGCAATCCTCGTAATTCTATCGACAAGCTATTGACATCCTTTACTATGTAATTGTATGTCGACAATCTGTTTTTCACATCCAATTTTAAAGATTCGAAATCTCTCTTTAGAGTCTCAAATTTTGCCTTCAACTCGATGTTTTCTGGTTTTAGTGGTTCCAGAATATCCAAAGCGTCCAGGATCTCCTTTAGTTTTTGTAAATTTACCCTTTGAATCGCAATAACTCTGCTTTCGAAATTATCAACGATGGCGCATTCTGAAACATTGTGTGCAACTATAGTTGGCATTTTTGAACTTTGAGTAATCTTTACTTCTCCATAAAGCATAAAGTACTTATCTATTTCGTTGGTATCGCGATAAATTTTTGTCCTTAAACTCCATATAACACCTTCATAATAAGTGCTACGGGAATAACGATTTGTTGCAGTTGCTAGTGGGTACAACTCTAGCCCGATGTCATCAAAGTTATCTCTGATTAAAGATAAACAAGCATAGCCAATACTGGAACCTAATTTTTCTGTTCTTTGACTCAAATTCTTTCCGCATTCATCATACAAGTTATTGTATTGATTGTAATACCTGTTCAAGTTATCCGCATTTAGACGAGCAGGACCGTCGACGTACTGACTCCGCTCGTACCTCAAACCGTGACGAGCATGATAATAAACGTGGACGTAGTCAGGCTCTACCATAATGCCATTTAGCCATATAGCCATGTGTGTTATATATCATGTTTTGATTGGTTTTTATAGAGATGAAATAAATCTTGGCGTTCCACACGTAATATATATCTTTCGCTATGCTACTTTATATTTCATATATGCATACACAACTAACAATGACTACTAGGAACTACTACGAGCCGATTAATACAAGATTTGGATATATAGATAGAGATGATTTCGTCGAGCCAGAGTCGAGCCTCAGTGACTTTAATAAATTGAACAAAACTAACTTCAAAAACCTGATGACCTTGATTGATCGAATAAAGAATGAAACTTTTGCATTCTTGAACAAAAATCTATACGAAGTCAAATTCGAATCAAGAAAATTGGAAATTGAGAACAATCACCTCAAAAGTCAAATTCGGGCTTTGGAGCGCGACTATGCTAATATGCAAGAAGAATTACGAAAACTCGATGAAAAAGTCGATTCTGTACAAAACAAGTACTCTGAGAACTTGACCAACATCAGAAATACGAGAAAAGAATTGGGACATAAATTTAGATAAAAAGTGCTTATATTTGCGCATGAATTATTTTTCTGTTACAAAATTACAAAATGACAACTTTCAACATCAATACAGACGTTCATATTACTACCGAGTTTAGCGACTCTACACTCCATATTTTGAATAGGCTGACCCAGTCGGTAGACCAACTTGATACAATCGAGGTTGAGAATCTTCAAAAAGATATTGAATTTATCAAGATCCGTTCTGAAAACAAGGAGGCTATTCTCAATGAACTTAAAAAGAAAATTTTAGATATTCAAAAAGGCCAAGTGGACACAAAACTGGCCCAATTTCCCGAATTGCCCTCATTTGAGGATCTGAAGACGTATTCGATTGACTTGAAGTATATTGTTAATGGAGTCGAATCTTATATGAATGATTTGAACAATGCTCAATCTGCCGATTCCGATAAGAAGATCAACACTGCAAAGGTCATTCAAGACGTCATTTCCGGCTATAAGGCCCTAAATCAAAACACAATTCAAAACGCCATCGACAGCCTTCATTTGGCAGAAATTATCGAATAAATAGTTGACGGCGATTTTAGAAACCATCTTATCCGATTTTCCACCGATTACCGCAATTCACGCAGGTAATCAAGAGACTCATGGGCTCGTCCGCGGACCGCAACTGAACCTCGCGGTAGCTGCACTCGCGCTTTTTGCACTTGCCACACTTGAACTTGTCCGTCATGGCCGCCGGCTTTTCCTCAAACACCGTCTCACTATGCTTCATCTTGACGTCGAGACACTCGCGCCACAACTCGGGATACGTGTGTTGAGGTGCAAGGAAAGCAATCTCGCCCGGCTTGAACTCGGCGTCACCGAGTCGCTCTACGAGTCGCTTGTTCGAAATGTACGATTCGGCGTCGAGATTCGCAACAACACTCTGTGCCTTTGTCTTATACAATGACTCAAAACGGTGATTTTTCCAATTACGCACAATGTCATGCGATGTAGAGTAGTCAATGGCCCAATTGTAGACTCCCGACTCGATTTGTTCACATACGTCTCGTTCTAATGTGCATCTTTTAACGAGAGCGTCGACGCATTTTTGCCTCAACAACGCACCCATGATTTGCTATGATACCTACCTAGAAGTTCACGTCATTTTTTTATGTCGTTTTCAATCTCCAGAAAAAATGAAAGTGACCTAAACACTATTTGCGTTTGAATAGTAATGGACGCCGTGCTACACCACCTCTTTGACAACGCAGGAGACGCACCTAGCAATTACGCCGAGTTGGTTCTCGTAAACTCCATCGATGCCGAATCCTGTACCTACGACTTTGGCAAAGATGCGTTCATGGCCAAGCTCAAGCACGTCTCCAAGGCGCATCACATCAAGTATTTCACGAAAAAGATCAAGCGCTACCGGGTGGGAGACATGGAGATGGAAATGTGCGACGACGAGATCAAGGTGTTCAAACAAGCGTGCGGTAAGAGCTGCGTAGTCAACGAAGCCATGCTCTGCATCGGATACAATCGCGACAAGCAACCGTACCACCAATTTCCTTGCACGACCAAAATCCACGAGATTGTGTTTATTCAACGCTTGACGTTTCGTCTTCACAATCGGCTATTTTTGAACTTTGAAATTCAAAAAACAATCGACAATCGACAAATCTTCAAGATCTACTTCAACTACAACCACGACAAATCGACCGAAACCAAAGTCATTGCAGAGATATTGACCACATTTACACAATCCGTGTTGGCATCCACTTATTAAATCGGTCATTGTAACGACATATGACGCGCACTCGGTCCACGACGTTGCAATGCGCCATGCCTTCCCGCATCATGGTGCTCACCTTGAGCGTCGGCACACACGCGGTGAAAATCGCACCCGCGTCGTCTTGCAACTCGTACACGTCGGGTGTGCTCGTCTTTTTACAATAGAATGCTTTTTCGCCCTCGCCACATGACACGTTCACGACCATGGAGTTCCTTGGTGGAGGCACGTCCAATGAGCCTCTTCGATCCGAGTCGGCGTTCTTTTTTGCCTGTTGCTCCTCTTGCAAATGGTTTGCATTGACGAGAAACTCAGACACGTCCTTGTATTTGGTTCGTTGGACCTTTTTGATCAAGTTGTCGTCAAAGTTCATGAGTACGTCCTTAAACTTGATATGCAATGACTTGAAAATCAAGCCGCGAATCGTGTATGGCAAGGACGGCACATACTCGTCCAAAATGTATTGGATTTGCTCGTAGTGAAAATACCTTTTGATCTGAAACTTGGAATACGCAATCCAAGGATCGTATATGTACTTGTTGCGAAGCACGTCCTCGAGCATCTCGAGCCGCTTGACGAGGTTCACGTTGGCGAGCAACTCGTCGTGCTTGACAATCAAGTCGTTCATGATGTACAACCATTGCCCCTCCTTGTCCTTCACCATTTCTCCGTCGATAAGAGTTCCGTCAAATAGATCATCATCAAACCAAGCTTTGACGAGGATCATTCGCGGATAAAAATAACCCTGCTGCACCTTTTTGTCGATGAATAAACATTGATTGATGCCATTGTACCGCGTCATGTACAATAGATATGGGTTTCCGTTGGTTTTGGTGCATACCAAGTGGGGGTTGTTCTGAAGGATGCCGAGCGACTCTTGACCGAAGCGCTCAAAATGTTTTTGAATAATCTTGATCCCATATCCCTCGATCTTGTCCAGGATCTCTTTCTTTGCCTGGTCGGACTTGACATTGAATCCGACCCGATCGCAAAATGATATGGTTCCTATATGCATGGTTTCTTGTCACCATGTGACAAAGTCTTAAATCATTTTTTTCCACATGTCACGTCGCTTTTTCATGTGATGTGTATGTACATCATGTCTGATCACAAGAAGAATGTGCGCATCTTGCTCCCCGGTGGCGGCGTCAAGGGAACCTTTCAACTCGGCTTTCTCAAGGCCATGCAAGACTCGGGAAAATATCGAATCGATCACGTGTACGGCACTAGTGTCGGTGCGGTGCTCGCGCCCTTTGTGGCCGACGGAAAAGTCGACAAAGCCGTGGATATTTTGATGAATCTGCGCAACATGAACGACGTGGCTCAAAGTTGGTCTTGGAACTGGCTCAACACGGTCGTGGCGCCCGTCAAGGCCATCTTTTCCCTCGGCGCATACAAGCGGTTTACGTTGGTCGACAACGCACTCGATGTGCTCAAGACGGAGCGTTGCGCCTTTGACAAGTGCTCGTGCGTCGCATGGGACTTTTTCAACAAAAAGGAAGTTTGGTTCACCGGACCCGAATACCCTATCGGAATGCGGGCGTCGAGCGCACTTTGGCTCGCCGTACCACCCATCAAGTACAAGGACACCTATCTCATTGACGGTGGAGTGACCGAAGTCTTGCCCACGTCCCTCATTAAGACGAACGACGGCTTTGAGGGGCAATTCATCATGCTGAACTTATCTTCGATGGAACCCACTCCCACCAACAAGCTCCCATCCAATGGTATGGCGCTCATGTACGAGCTACAATGGGATTCGGCGCATCAACTCATGGTCCGTGAACTCGAGGACCTCGAGCGCAAGCTTGGCGACCGATTGTCGGTGATTCAACCCGAGAAAGACTTGTTCGATGGCGCTCTCGACATCGACATTAACAAAATGAAATTGGCATTCGAGATGGGTCAACGTGCCTTTGAGCGATACCAACGTGCTTAGACATGGTTTTGAAGCAAAGAGACGTCGAGTTCGCTCGTATCGACTCTGACACTCATTTGATTAAATGTAGGATTAGGCAGCCAATAGGCCATGATCGAGGTAACAATCGGCAAAAAGACCGAGGTTTGACCGCCAAAGAACAACATGGTTCCCGAAAAAACAAGGGTAGTCGTGGAAATCAACGATTGTGATCCAAGGAGCAAGAGATCTGGACGTGTGTTGAGCCTCCAACCTTGGAGGGGTGAGGGGAGCCAATAGGCCACGATGCTCGTCATCACGGGCGCGTACACTTCGATGTTTTTTCCGGTACCGATCATGACCATCGTGAACGTCAAGCCCATGAACGACATGAAAAATTGCATGCCGAAAACGGCGAAATTGGCATTGTATACACACGGCATTTGAAAACCATAAAGAAAATATTGCGTGAAAAAATGACAACTCGACTTCAAAATAAGTTTACATAAAGCTGGCGAATATATAGCTCTTAGCTATACAATGAGATTCTGCGAGGTGTGCCAAAACATGATGTTCATCAACAACACCGACTCGCGCGAGCTGAGGTACACGTGCAAGAATTGCAACCATCAGGTCGTCGACGAAGCGACCGTCACCAAGTTCATCACCGAGACGATCCATGGTAACAAGGGACGCGTAGCATCCACGACGGTTGATCGCTCGATCAAGTACGACCCCACGCTTCCACGGACCGATATGATTGTGTGTCCGAATCCCGAGTGCAAGCCCGAGCGCAACCTCGTCATTTACGTCAAAACCAATGCAGAACAACTCGAGTTCACATACTTTTGTTGCCACTGCGAAAAGTTTTGGACGCCAAAAAAATGAGTTTTGGCATAAGGAGATGATAATTAAGGAATATATTAGAATGTCCAGTTCCTGTGATGTGTATAGCTTTGAAGAAGTGGCCGAACAATATAACCCAGACACCAATATAACATCGCCCATCATGACCAAGTACGAGATCGCCAAGTTGCTCGGTCAACGCATGGAGCAACTGGCCCGAGGCGCTCCTTCCCTCGTGGACGCGTCCAAGGCCGAACTCGATGGCCTCGTCACACACGAAAAGTTTCGACGCCTCGTCGAACTCGAGATCAAGCAACGCGTGTTGCCATTCATGATTGGCCGTACTCTGCCCAACGGCAAGAAAGAGTATTGGAAGCTCACTGATATGATTATTCCCGGTTATTAATTTGTGACGTGTATCAAGATGCGTTGATCAAGCAATTCATTGTTTCTTTTTTACTGATAAATGGATACTCTACGAACCCCATTGAATCTCTACGTCATTCATTCAGAGAGCTTGACCTTTCGCAAGACCAATGTCGACCGCCTAGTCGAAAAGCTGAAGGAGGCGTTCGAAGTGCGCATCGATATCATCTCTCCTCACGAGCCCGCAGAGATCGACCGCGACACGTTGTTGAGTTGTGTGGCGACCGCACCCCCGACTGACCTACCCGATGGCTCACCCCTCAAGGGCTTGACACAGACGTTGCACATCCGCCAGGTGTCAAACTTGATGAAACACGCGGAAGCGCTCAAGCGAGTGGCGGCCGGCACTAACGAAGAGATGCACCTCGTGATCGAAGACGACGTCGCGTACCCAGAGAACGTGGCCACGCAACTCGCCGCGGTGCTCAAGGACGCCGGATCTACTCGCGATTGGGACATGCTTTTCTTAGGGTTACCGGCGACCAAGGCGTGGGAGCGTGACCAGCCCATCGAACGTGCATCGGTGTTTGAGCAGTTTGCAGTCTTGCCGTGTGTCGATTCGTACGTTGTGACAAAAGCCGCAGCGGAGAAACTCGCTAGCGGGATACGCCCCTTTCATTACCCCACACACATACAGTTGACGTATTGCTTGACGGCCAAGATCACTGGACTGCGTACGAGATTCAGTTTGCCCAATGTGTTTGCGGACGGCAGCAAGCTCGGCACCTTCACTAGCCTTCTCAACACCAACAACAAGTTGTTTTTGAATAGCGACTACAACGACTTGTTGACCATCGCTCGTGAGCCGGCCGTCGACGACGCCAAGTACGCCGAGGCCTACGCGATCTTGGAGCGCGCACGGGGCATCAAGGACCATCCCGACATGGCCTATCTCGCGGCGGTGATTGAGCTCAAGCATGGGGACCACAAAAAGGCACACGCTATGTTTAACGTGATCTATGAGGTCTACAAGTCCAACGGTGCCATCATGAATCACGAGAGCGAGTTCTTACGCGTTTTTATCGACTCTTACAAGCTCGTTCAAGAAAAATGAGCCCGGGGATATCCAGTCATGTCCACTAACCAACCATCATGATTCTCTCTGTACACGAGAAGATGGTCGAAGCGTTGATAAACGTGGTGTTGGAACAAAACCGGCAATTGTTGTTCATCATTGCACGAGAGCGTCAACTCTCGATCGAAGATTTGCTCGACAAATACATGATGTCACAATCACAGGCTCGCGAGCAATTGCGCGCATTGGTGGTGCAGAAAAAAGCTGCATAATAATAAAACATGCCTTCATTGATTGTCATCGCACTCGGCACACTCTATAGCGTCCTCAGCGTCCCATTCACTGCATGCACACGATCCGCAGCGGACGCCATTGTGCGTGACGGGGTACTCCAGGGATTTTGGTGGATCAGCAGCATCAGCGCGCCGTTTTGCGCGGCCGCCACCGTCATCTTGGGCATCGTGCCGTGGAACGTGGGCAATCCTCCACCTTACTCTTACGAGACTGAGATCATCATTTGTTTCTCTCCCATTCTCGTGAATATTTTTATGATCATAACGACTGCCAACCTCATCTGCTTGTTTCCACGCCCTCCTGTCGTGTACGAACCCGTGCCGGAGGCGCAACCGGTGGATCCCCCGCTTAAAGTTAGTTTGATGGTCAATGAGGTGTAAAGACGATTTTTTTATTCTTGCAAGATTTGTAAAATGGCTACAAATTCTCTTTTACAAGAACACATTGGGTTAATCCTTGACGTGGCCGATACGGTTCACGACATGGTACACCCTGTGGTGGGAAATAGCCACCGATGTGTGATAGAGGCCGATGGAGAGACGCCTAAAGGAATCTACAACCGTGATTTATTCCTCGATGCGCTCTCGGAAGTTAAATACAAGTGGCTCACAGGTTATGAAACGTCAGTAGATAGTATACCGGACCCCCTTCGTAAAACGTTGTGTGAACTTGTTGCCATGAAGCAATCAGACGGCTCAGTTTACACCGACGTAAAACAATTCTTGTATGATAGAGTGCGACCAGTCATCATATCGGCCGATGGCACTCGAGCTAGAGACTATGAAGACGCGGTTGTGTACTATGTCAACAAATTGCTCGACCAATTGGGTCGAACTGACGAATACCAAAGTGCCAAGGAAATGCATGGAATTTTTTCAAATAGCGACAATCAAAGAGATTTCATGATCGACTTTTTGCCCGGCGGTGTGCCACACTTTCCAACTCTGTCCACTCATAAGCATAGCATCGCAACCTTGTGGGATCCGTCTCAAAAGACCGGGATCAAACCTAGTAATTTTACCAAAGTCACAGGACAAATAACACCTGTGGGAACAGAACACGTTGAATTTAATGGGGAAAGCGTGATCTTAAAAAACAATAGTAATTTGGCGTGTGAGATCCCCATGAAGGTCCTCTTAAGTCGCGCACAATTCGTCGTGTCCAACCAACCGTACTTTAGGAATAGTGTCGGGGCATTGTGCGACTTTGTGAACAAAGCCAAAACGATTGACTTTAACAATCAATACAAACACGAAAATGAAACTATAATCAAACGAGGTCCAGCTCAAGAAGATCTCTCGAGCAAATTCATCAACTTGGTGTTCGATACGCTATTTTGCAAACCCAGTGTACTGATCCCAACAACATCGGAACTTACAACGTTGGGAAAGCGATCTAGGGTTGATGAGTCTGAGATTCTCGGTGTCTCCGACAAACTAGAAAAATATATCAAAGAGCACGACTTTTTTAAATCATACGCACAATTCCTTCAGTCGAAAGACTTGAACGAGTTGATCTTCAAGGTGTGTGACATGAAGCGGAGCGGCGATTACGGTCAAATTTCCGTTGTTAAGTCATTGGTCCAGGGAGAGCCTTTGAAAAAACTTCATTTATTGACAGGTGATCGTCTATGTTACCTCCGGTGCAAGTTGGAGGACGTACCGGCAGTGCTCCTTAAGCCCAATAGTGACGTATGTCTAGTGTATCCACTTACTACCCCGGATAAGGACTTGCAAGTTGCAAAAGGCAGCTTGATCGAAAAACTAAACAAAATACCTAATGCGACTAAAACCGTCACCGTCACCATTGATGTCCCGTTGTTTGATGCTACGAACATGCTATCGACGTTGAATAACACTGACATACGTGACACACGAGACGTTATCAAAGACACAAAAGACTATTTTCAAAAGCTGACTAAGTTGGGGGGAGCGTACAAGTTGAGTGTTGATAGGGCGACGTATGAACTTCAAACAGAAATTAACAGTCTTTACAATCTTAGAAGCCTTCGAGAATTAGAAAGACACATTGATAAAATATTAAGCGTCAGTGACTACACACTCAACTTTACATCACAAAGCAAGGTCGAGCTGACCAAGGTCAACAAGCAATTTACTGGCAAGAATCAAACTAGCCTCTCACAAGGAACTATAAGCGTTTATCAAGTCGACAAGACAAAAGCACCGGCCTTCTTGCATCCCATATGTGATGCGTTGAACCGCGCGTTTGACTTTTGCAGTCCAACTATCGAGCCAGGTCTCCATTACCCTTCGGAGACGTACCGGCACGTCCTCACGAACAAAGACTTATTAACAGAAATGGTGTACCGGAGCACCCAACGCCGACGTAGTTATATCCCCAAAGAACTCTTGAAACCCTTTCTACAACAACTCGAACTAATTTATACCGACATCGAACAAACTATCGATGCGACTTTTTCCCTGTATGGGAAGCAGACCCGTGAACTTAATCGTGAAATTGTCCAAAACCCAATAAACGTTTTTTCCCCACCACAAAAAGAACAAAACGTTATGGACATGACAGGAGGCATGCTTAAGGGAAATAATCGAACAAGCACTGCATCACGTAGTAGAACTCTAGGTGCCCGCCAAACAACAACCCTTCCAACTCGGTCAAGTGCCCGTCCACAACTAGCCCCACCACACATCGATCCCTCCCAAAACCAACATTCACGTTATGTCCCTAAAAATGGCCCACCAAGAGCAATACGAAATGCATGGGTCGAAAATCCAGCAAATGATAGTAGCTTCGTGACTCATAATGAATGGTTGCAACAACCACACATTAGAGAAAAAACACGCGATGATGACGTTAATCGATGTGTAGACCGATTATTTTACATGTATGACATGGCTGATTTTGCCGCGCGGCTTGATCCAACTTTCTCGAAAGAAAATGCCAAACATCTACATTACGGATACATGAATTTCGACCCCGGCCCAAATACCGAAATAGTAAAACGGCTCATCTTTGATGCAACGGTTGCATTTCCAGGACACGTGAGAGTAAAAACAAAACCGAATGTTCTCGAATTATGGGACGTGTACGATGTCGCAGAAATGATCATCACCGGCAATTTTCCCGAAACGTTTACAATAATCGAAGATGTAGACGAAGACGAACATGAACATGAAGACAACCATTCAACTCTAATTCAAGGTGGCAATTTTAAAAAAGGAGGCGGTATCCCCGACTCCGATTTCCGGTCATTAAAGTACCGGTTCATTCACAAGTCGAACATTTGCCAACACCCTTTTCGCGTGTACGACGCGTTGATGAGCGCATACCGACCATCTGATGCATTGATTCACAAGATGCGAAAAATGACGCGTGCTTAAAACATGGCGTACTCGTAACCCTGAAAACTCTCGATAACTTCATTAGACTTTTGTTGCATTTGATTGCCTTCATTCTTTTTCTCTTTATTTTGGCCAAATCCTTCTTTCTTTGTCAAAATGTCTTTGAGCTTGTCCGAAACCGAAGTAGTGGCGAACTGCTCTTTATTGCCTTGAGATGGCTTGGGGGGCTCGGGCTGGATGACCTTAGGGCTAGGGTCCTCGTTGTAGCGGATGGAGCCGCCGAGGATGCTGATGAGCGTCAAGATCACCAGCAACACACACAGAATAATCATCAAGTCTTTCATTTTGATGATACGAAGAAAAAAAATAAGAATATAAGCAAAGCACACCCTTATGGCCGAACTTAGCATCGCCTACAATGGCCTCCTCAGTACCGCCCCCACTCAAGACGCTCCCTACTTTGTCGACACATTGCCCATTCAATACCAACCCATCGCGCCAAACCAGCAAACGCGCCCACCGCCCACACCTACCGCCCCTGTGTACATCAACGTCGCTGCTGAGGAAGAGCAAAAACGCCGGGTCGTCGCCGCGCCCCAACCCGTCGTCAACCAAGAGACCAAATACCTCTCGACACTCAAGCCCGTCATGCCAATGCCCGACATCATCAAGCAACTCGAGAAGGAACTCATGGCCGTGCGAAAGGACCGCGATTTAGCGGTCCGCGATTCGGCAGTCAAGGAGGCCTTTGTTGTGACGGCTCAAAAGACCCCAACCGAGCAACGGTTACCCGTGCAATCGCTCGTCTTGGTCGTCCTCATCGCACTTGCACTTCATTTATTTATCAAAAAGTTCATCAAGCATCTTGCCAATGCCAACTCTAGCCACGAACTCGTATTTACCATCTTTTACCCGATATTACTCGGCTTTATCCTATGGTTTTTTGTCCTAAATGGCAAATCGACGGCGTAAGTTCGCTTGCGGCTCGAGCTGTTGTTGTTGGTGCTCTAGAGCGGCGCTCTCGGAAGCGTACTGTGGTTGCGCAACATATTGTTGAGGTGTAGGTGGCTGCACTTGCGCCTGTGGCTGCGCTTGAGGCTGCTGTTGCACTTGCGCCTGCGCTTGAGGCTGCTGTTGCACTTGCGCCTGTGGCTGCGCTTGAGGCTGCTGTTGCACTTGCGCCTGTGGCTGCGCCTGCTGTTGTACAACGTATTGTTGAGGAGCTGGAGCATATTGCATCGTTTGTTGCGGGGGTGCAAAGTAGGTCTGAGGAGCGTACATGGGCGTTGCTTGCGCATGTGGTTGTGGCTGACGCAAGAAGTTGTCGATGATTTTTTCGAGCATGTCGATTCGCTTTTCGAGTTGTTCAATGTGCAAGCACATCATGTCTGAACTGTCGTACTTTTTTGACTTGCTCGATGCCATTTCAATCTTTGTTGGAATACCATCATAAAACAAAATGTGGTGTCTAAACGCTCTGCTTTTGGAGGCGTCCGTCGTTGTTCTCATTGTGAGTCAAGATCTCGATGGACGGTTGGTATGACTGCATCACGCGCTGAATGGCTTCTGGAATAAAGGCCATGTACCAGGGCTTGTTCGAAATGCCATACCAGGGAACGATCAATAACGTAGCGATGAACGCACCGAGAAGCTCGCCCGCCACATAGTATCCCACGGTCCTGCCCTGCACGCAACCAAACACCGCATAGCTGGCAATTGCACGAGCGGGGTTCAACGCGGCACCGGTAAAACCGCCAGCGGCAAACGCACCGGCCATCAAAGATAGACCGACCATGACGGGTCCGGTCGTACCGTAGCCCTGCTTGTGTTGAGTGTACCAAACGACGGAAAATACGGGCAGGATGAAGATAAAGGTTCCGACGGCCTCAAAGCCCATGACTTGTGAAGGATAGAGTTGGGCGTTGGGCACAAAGCATCCGTCGTATTGTTGATTCTTGCCCGAGCCGATGGACAGACCAGGCACGAGCAACGCGAGCCACAGCGCACCGACCATGCACCCGGTCACTTGAGCGCTAAAGTACACGACGAGCTCGAGGGGATTCGTGTGGCCCAATAGGTTGAACACGCAAGATATGGCGGGATTCAAGTGCGCGCCCGACAACTTTGCCGTAAAGTACACAAGTGTCATGAGCGCGACCGAGTTGGCGGGGGCAGTGGGCGCCAGAGAGCCAATAAAGTGGAACATCATACAACCGATAAATTCTGCGGCGAACTTGGTATACAGATCAGGATCGACGCGCGACCAGTTGGCTAGCGTGGATGTCATGGCTATACATACTCAAGTCAAAGTTTTTTTCCCGCTAGAAAGTAAACACCCATGACCACCATTGCACTCTATCACTTTGATGACTCCATCTTGCAAGGAATTATCGACGAAAAGGTCGTCGTCGTATCGACCAAGACCAAATCGCTTCCCAAAAAGACAACCATGGTCGTTTGTCTACCTAACGATATGCCGCCCGAGACCGAGCGTGAAGAGCAAGTCACGTATATCACTCTCGATGCCTTTTTGCAACAAAAGCTCACCGATGCCCAACGCGAACGTTACTTCTTCGAACGTTTTTGCCTTGAACAACGCATCGACACCGACGATGTGGAGCCGGCGGACCTCGTGAAAGAGGCGTACTATGTGTCCAGTTGCCAAGAGCTCCACGCCAAGTACGTCAGCGCACGCACTGCAACCGTCCATATTGTCGAGGCCGACTTGACCCCCGACCTCAAGAAGGCCAACAAGGCTAGTGATTCTACCTACGCCAAGGCACTCTGTCACGTGTTTGACACCGAGGATTGGGTGGAGGGTGACGTCGTGGTCGTGCGCAAGGCGCTCAAGTCCGGATGCAACTGTGGTCGATTCATGTACACCGGTAAGCGCTTGGTGGCTCTCGATCGCAACATCGACGAGGACGAGGGCAATATCGGCGACGAGTTTGCTGTGGTTTCAAAGTTCCCCGTGTGCTATTGGGCGGCCCCGTTTTTCGCCCCCGGATCGGCGTTCCGCACGATTGAGCACAACTCTCTCGTCGTGTGCGAAGTGTCCTCAGCCGCGATGCACGAGATTATTGCCCGTCGTGCCGAGATCATCGACAAGGTCAAGTGCGACCGCGCCAATGTCACGCTGGACGACCGACTCATCGTGTTCACCGAGGGTGGCGTCAAGTATGGACTGGTGTGCGAATTCGGCATGGAGGTGACTGACCTCAAGCAACACCAGAGAGAGTGCGACCGTATCCTGAACAAGTCTAGCACCAAGTTCTGCGCCCAATATCCCCGATTCAAGAGCGTGCTACGTGCCACCGAGCCACACGGTCTCGTGACAAAGGACGCGTTTGTCTCAAATCTCGAAGTGTCGGCAAACAAGGACTATGCAGACATGGTGGAAAAAATCATGGATCATGGTGTATCACCCAACAACATTGCCTTTATCGATTGCGGTGCATTGTAGAATGCCTACTTTCTTCTTCTTATTTTTCGTATGTATATCCGAGCGCTCTGGTGTCCACCAACTCCATCGGCAACTTGCGGAACGGCACCAAGATCTTCCAGTACTCGGGGGACTTGGGCGTGATACCCTGCGTCCGAGACTGTCCGTGCATGACGTACATGCGGTCCACAAAGGCCAAGATCATATAGAAGGCCGGATTGAACGCCACATACTCTGAGTGTTTGAGGCCATACGCGTTCAAAACATGCGTTGCCGCCGCGTCGATTTCCTCGTCCCGCATTCCCCGATGAACGTGGAGGCCAACGAGAGCCTCACGAATGGCGGTGTCGGATCGCATGCGCTTGTTTACCTTGGCGAGCTCCTCGTTCGCCCGAATGTACTCTTCGGGGAACGTAAACTGTCGCAATTGCTCAGGTACGGTAGGGTGAGCCAAGACGTTGATGTAGGGCAATGAGATCTTGCCATCCCCACCACATGAGATGTCAGCGGCCTGTAATGCGACCTCAAATTCGTGAAGATAGGCACGGTACCACAAGGCCCGACACCATGGCATCATGCTCTTTGGGAGGTTGTTGCCAAAGTGCATTGGCCAACGGTTATAGGACGCGATCTGGAAAAAAGGCGAAAAATACGATGGGTCGTCCGGTTCTACGGGTTCCACCATTTTGGCCACCGCTTTCAAGAAACGAGACTTTTCGGCCTCGGGGAGAGCGTGATAGTTTCTGCGGACAAGCGGTTTTTCGCCGTCTATGACAACACATCCAGGGGGCGTATACGGGTCGGGTAAAAGGGGCTCGAGAACGTCATCGTCATCGCTCGAAGTGCGTTCATTTACGCAACAACAACAAAACCATCGACACAAACAACAGGTCATTTTGTTCAATCTTTGAATATGACGCAGGTCTTATTCTTAGGCCTCTTCAAGTGTGTAAAACGCGAGGTAGGCGTCTCGACTCTTGAAACCGGTGCTAACCCCGCGATTGCGTGTCTCGACGTCGCGACACTCGTCATCGTATCGAATCCACGCGTTGCCACACCAAGCGACCGCGTAATAGTGTCCATAGTGCAGGTCCGACCCGCTGTGGCAAGCCATCGCAACTAGTCGATATCGCTTGGTAGAGGAGCGGGGCATGAGAATGCAATGGGGCGATAGGTCCAACTCGTACTCGACAAGCACCTCGTGATTGACCTTGGACATATGTGTATTAAATCGGTTGATTGCGACGATGAGCACCTGGGGCAACACGGTAAGCTTTCGGGAAAGACGGCTTGGTTCACAACGTTTGCAATGATCACACTTCCAATCGCTCTTTGTCTCACACTCGAACGCAGATTCGATGCACCGAGATAGAGGCTCCCGGTCTAAAGGAGGCACATAGAGCATAGTCGAGTGCTCGAAACGGTGTTCTTTCTTGCCGCACGCCCCACAACTCATTTGCGCGACGGTCTGTAACGTCGCACATTGGGCGAGGGGACTTGCTGCCTCGACACAGTCTCGATAGGCAGTGTGAATCTTGGCGAGCATTAGGTCGACAGGGGTCTTTGCGTTGTTATAGGATACTGCGGATGGTCGAATCATTTCGCTTCCAATGTCCAAGAGCGCCATCAGAAACTCGGAAAGGTCTTGTTGACGACGCGGTGTGAGCACGCCCGACATGTTCTCGTAGCATGCATGGACCAGCTCGTCGGGTGAGACAACTTCTTCTTCTCCGCTTTTGATCGACCACATCTTTTTCATCACATCAGTCATGAGTCGATAGACGACGTGGTGTTGTTTGTGCTCTTTGACGCACTTTCGGAGAGGCGAGCAGTGTGCGATGCACTGTAGCGCGGCGTTGATGTAGCACGTGTTGCCCAGGTTGGCCAGGCCACGCGCAGAGGTGGTGTCGTCGGTGCGGGACGACCACGACGAAGACCTGCGTAGGGAACCGATGCTCTCGGTGTCGCTGTCACTCATCTTATATCTTTGTGAATCTCAATAGAAAATAATTTGCAAGTTATAACATGCAAAGTCGACTGTGTAATAAATCGGTCGTATGTATCAAAATTTGTTCAGAGTATTATAAAGCGGCATGAATATCCTCGTGCTTGGATTTTATGGCCATAAAAATTTAGGTGACGATCAGTACAAGACGACTTTCTCGCGTTTGTTTAGGTCCAATGACGTTTCACTCACCTTTTCTTCCGTTGACTGCATTGATCACATCCCTTCGGACGTCGATGCGATCATGTGTGGGGGTGGAGACATTGTCAACAGCTACTTTATGAAATCCATTTCGGCTCTTGTTGAGGACTTTGATGGACCCGTGTACGCTATTTCGGTCGGGTTTCCATATCATAGTGAAGCACAAGAGTATCTAGGATTGTTCGATCACGTCTTTGTGCGTACCAAGACCGATCTAGAGTTTGGGGTACGTGAGGTCGGAGCCGACAACATCGATTACATACCGGATTTGGCTTGGCTTCTTGATGTGCCAACACCTCTCAAGACGGATCAGAAAAAAGTGGCATTGTGTTTGGCACAACCCATGTTTTTTGAAAATCCAGTATGCGAATCACTCGTCGAAGGCATCGTAGACACTGCACGCCGACTCGTCGACGAAGGGTGCAAGATCAGTCTCGTTCCCTTCAACACATATTCAAACTCTCGTCAAGAATGCGATATCTATATTTCCGAGACGGTCCGGGAGCGTATTTTGTTGCGTGTTCCACACGCAGACGTGCAGATCTACAATGTCAATGTGGTGGAGGATGTGATGAGGGAGTTGTCTAGTTGCAACTTGGTCATAGGGATGAGATTTCACTCGATCGTGTTTTCGGCGATTTCAAACACGCCATTTGTTGCCGTGGGTGTGACGAACAAGGTCAAGAATACCATGAAAGACTATGAGTGTATCCAGAACGTGTATGAGGTTGAACTAGATAGCATGTACCGCCCATGCGCAATTGACGGCGTCGACTTGTATGAAAAGGCCAAGACATTCATGGACCGTCCTATGAATGTTAACGTCAACACGTCGTTGTTCGACAAGTGCAGGAAAGTTGTGTTTGAAAAAAAGAGGCGAAGTGAGCTCGTCACCTCACACAAGTTGACGTCATTGTCCTCTATTCATGAAAAGATGACCATGTTGCTCGTCGACTTTCTAGGGCTGTCCGGAATTGAGGCCGCTAAAAACACGTACATCACACCTGGTGCTATTTCGGCAATTCAAAACGTGTCCCACTCGGAGCTCGCTCGTATGGTAGTCTATGTCACCACCGGCAGCTTAAACTCGCCCTGTTTTTGGGGGTTGTGCGAAAATCTGACTAAACATGACTTTGTCTTGAAGAATGCCGTCGACTATATTCACAATCATCATATCACAAACATTCCCAAAATGCCGGTAGGTGTTGATCCTATTTGCAACCGTAGCCGATTGTGTCTCAATCTTGAACCATCGTCCAAAGAAGATTATTCCCAACATCACCGAGCGGGATGGCAATACGTCATGGCGGGGATGCGGCGTGCCTTTGATGCAAACGCTCGCCTAGTTGATGTCGACACGTGTCTCATGTTTGACGATTATGTCGACAAGACGTTCTTGTGGGGTGCTTCTACGTTGCATCGTTGTGGGATCCTTCCATATAAGAAGCCTTGGGTGGGCGTGATTCATCACACGTTTCACAAGGGTAATGGGGGAAATTGTTGCGAGAAATTGTTCGTCAACGAGTACTTTTTAGACTCTCTCGACTTTTGCAAGTGCCTCATTACGCTTTCACATCACTTGAAGCGCGACCTCGAGTGTCGCTTGGAAAGCATCGGGGTTGTCGGCGTGCCAGTACATGTCCTGTGTCACCCTACCGAGTTTGTTCCCGACGTTTTCGACTTTAATAAATTTAAGAGCAATACACATAGAAAGATCGTCCAAGTCGGCGGGTGGTTACGCAACCCGTATCCCTTTTACACCGTCGACTTGACGTCGAGCAACGTGACAAAGGCGGTGCTTAAAGGCAAGGACATGCAAAACGTGGTCGTGCCAAGCGACCTTGTCAAAGAAATCAATGAGAAATATGGTGGACAAAACACGTTTGTCAACGGTATGATTGAAATGCTACAAAAGAACGTGGCATCTGTCGAGATCATCGACCGTTTGGACAATGACGCGTACGACGCACTCTTCACACAAAACATTGTCTTTCTGAATCTGATTGACGCGTCTGCAGTGAACACAGTGATCGAGTGTGCCGTCCGCAACACGCCGTTGATTGTCAACCGTCATCCGTCTGTCGAGGAGATGCTCGGAAACGATTATCCTGGGTTCTATGATAACGTGGACCAGGTACGAGACCTTGTGTCGTGTGAGAACGTAGAAAAAATACACTTGTATTTGCGTCAAATGGATAAAACAATGTTTAAACTCGATACGTTCCTTAAATCGATTGGAAAATTGTTGAAGCCCATCATCGCCGATCTTTCGGCTTGAAATAGTGCGTAATTTCCTTGTTCCCGTTTTTCTTGTTTTCGATCCGCTTGACCACCGGCTCGAACAACAATCGCTCCACCTCGGCCTCGCGTGCCGCCGCAATCCGGTCGCGAGTCTTGTCCTCGCTCACACCCTCCTTGAGCAACCGTAACCTTAACACCTCAAAGTGTCTAGTCGAATGCTTGTAGCCGGGTATTTGTTCGACCACGATGCCGAGAAGTTGGCACACGGGGTTCATGACTTGGTTGGTGATGTAAAAGCCGACGTCGGGTTTGAGGCCTTTTTGACGGACGTAGTCAATGTGCTCAATGCGATCGCCTTGCAACACTTTTTTCTTCGACGTGGTCGGACCTTGTTGGACGTACACAAAGGGAATGCGGTCGTTGACTTGCGGCTTGTTGCCGGGGTCTCGTTCTCCCATGCGCTCGGCCAACACCTTGTGTGCGATCTTTAGAGGATCCTTGTAGTCCGCGCGCAAACTCTTGGTGATCACCAACTCTTGCAAGTCCACTCGGTGAGTTTCGAGACGCTCTAGCTGAGTCTTGAGAAAGTCGACGGATGCGCCGATGTCGCGTTGGTTCAAGATGATGTCGATGAGGCCTCCATAGATAGTCTTGACGACTGGCGCATTGTCACGCCTCTTGAGCACAATGCCCATGCTGTTTTGCTTGAACTTGACGTCGTCTTGCTCGTACTTGTTGCCGACATATCGCTTCTTGGACAACAAGATGAACGGCCAAAACGTCTTTTCGTACTCGAGGTCGTGTGGTGCTTTGATAGACTTTCGGAACTCGGCCGACGCCTTTTGAGCAAGCGCAATGGAAGGTGCAATCAAGTCCTTTCCGGTCTTGTTGTTTTCATGCGGAAACACCGTGAATATAGAGTCCGTGTCACCATACACGACTTTTGCCCCATACTTTGATTCCAAGAACTCTTTGGCCTTGAGAATCATGCGCCTCCCGGTCGCGGTGGTGCATGCGGCAATGTCCTTCATATAGATGGGGCTCGTGCGTGCGCCACATTGTCCGTAGAGCGAGTTGGCGGTGACCTTGTAGGCGTTTTGCAAGCCGTCTAGTACCGCTTTTTGGAACGGTTGGAACGCATCCTCGACGTCTTCCGGCTTTACTTTGGTCAATGTGCTAGAACCGTCCTCCAAGCGCAACTCACGTGATTCCGCCGAATACCAACCGCGTACGGCGGGATCACGCTTGAGTGCGACGAGCTCCATGCGCTTCCGAGTCGTCTTGCGCGCCTTGAGCAACTTTTGCAAGATTCGTGGGATCAAGCCCTTTTCGCCCTTGGCCGGTTGAACGTAGCGGCACACACGCTCTCCCGCCTTTTGCTTGGTGTCATCATACACGTCGTAACTGACGTCCAAATACTCGACTCCCGGCAAGTTGTCGTACTTGGGGTTCAACACGAGCGAATCATGACTCAAGTTCTCGCTAATCATAGAGCTCGGGTATAGAGACGCATAGTCTAACACCGAGACGGGCTCGTCGATGTAGATACCCGTCTGTGGCTCGAGGACGATCGCACCCTCATAGCCATCCTCTTCTTCGGCAAAATCTCCCGTTTGTCCAAAGCCGCGGTTCATCGGGCGCACGACTGGGATGAGGAAGCCATCGTCCTTGCACTCCTTCATGACCAACGAAAAGATCTTGATGCCTTGGCCTCGCACAAAGATGTAGTGAAGCGGCACGAGACACACGTTGCTCATACCCACGTTGTTTGCCAATATCTCCAACTTCATGATCAATTGGTTGCACAATGCACAATCTTGAACGCAATAGTCAGCGATGATTTGGCGGTCGGCGGCGGATCCGAGTTGAAGTCGGAAAATGTCTTGAGGGCTCACGTCGTGCTTGTTCTTGCCGAGAAAGTGCGAGGCCACCAAGTCTAGCTTGTAGCTGTCGAGCTTGTGGTCTCGTTGAACGACCTTCATCACATCAAGCACCACGCGTCCATGCATATCCACGTACTTTAAAATGTTGTCACCAAGCGCCGACGAGGACAAGCGTTGTTCGGTGTACTTGCACGGGCGCCCACGAAGCCTTCCCAAACACGAGAACTCGTCCCACACCCCCAATTCGATGGCACGTTGATTCATGTACCAAAAGTCAAAGCCATTGATGTTGTACCCAGTAATCACGTCCGGATCGACCTCGTTCACCAATAATGCACGGAACGCCAATAGGAGCTTGCGCTCGCAATCGAACGCACGGACGTCCACACCAGTCACAGGGTCGCACGCACCCAACGTCAAGATGTACCGACCACACAGATCCTTGCTTCCATACTTGTGGACTGTCATACCGATCGCAATGATCTCGTCGCCCGCCAGCTTGGGCAGACCGATCGCCGCCATCTTTTTGATGAGTTTTGAGATTACCTCGTCATGAACGTCTTCTGACGTCAAGATGTTCATCACGTCGTCTGCGGCCAAATTGATGGCATTCTTGATTTTGGCGACATCCTTCACCGGTTGCTTGGGAAACACCCGGCTACACGCGCCATTACCCCCCGTGATGCTAAACATCGAGTACATGCCCCGTCTCACAAGGTCGACAAGATCCGCCTCCAACTTGTCCGCGTTTTTTCGATACAGCTCCACCAGCTCTTGCGCGGGCTTGCGATAGTCCTTGATCGGCACGGGAAAGTCGCCGTGACTACTCATACACTCGATATCAAAACTCGCGATCGTGAACGCCGCTGCGGTGTCCGACTCGTGCGACTCGACGTGCTTCCACGAACACTCAATGTCCACGGAACTAGTCGACGGCAACACTGTCACAGAGCTTGTCTTGTTAGTCGGCACCCGGATCCACCCCGAAGGCTTGATGTCTTTGATGTGGATCAAACGGACAAAGGGGTCGATGTTGGCCTCGTACGCTTGGAATGGGCCGTAATCTCGTCCACACACTTGCAACTTGCGCCTGCCATGCTCCAACACGGACCGCACGCGCTTGAAAGACTCGTGGTTGTCAAAGTCGATCCGTGCAAAGTTGAAGAGCGTGTTGTTCGTAAACCCCCAAAAGTCCTTGCGCCTCATCAACTTCACCTGAGTCACCGACGCCTCTGGTGCGACGGCTTCGAGCTGGACTTGGAATTGCGCGGCATGCACCTTGCTCCAATAGTCTGGCACGCGAATGTAAAAGTACGGCTTGAAGTCGGGGATTGATAGACACACCGACTGACCCTCTTCATCGACGCCAAATACCTTGATCATATACGTGTCGTTGACGTCTTCGGCATGCCACGCGATAGCTTGAAAACATATGTAGTCGGGAAGAGTCATTGAGCCTCAAACGTACAATGGTTCGTTTCTTTATGTGATGTGTAAAGTGGTCAACTTTTTCAAACTTCCCCCCGATCGCCAAAGTTATCGATGTAAATTACAATGTTGTCCCTTAAGGACAACGTCATGCGAGCGGCCACCGCCAGCCGATTGGCGTATCCCGCATACCTTCACGACACCTGTTTCGCTCATTCTCATCAATGTCGGACGCACATCGAAAACGTGAACACCGGCGCTTTTTTGCGTGTGTGGCGTGTGGCGCACGATCCAAAGTCTTGCATCGTCTCTTTCCGGGGCTCCACCCAAGCTCGACACATTTATCGTTACGTGAATTCTGCTCAACGGGCCGATCTATGTACTTTGGGAGTCCACCGAGGTGTTTTTGAAATGTTCAACAGCATCGAAGGCAAGCTGACTACGGAGCTCGCGACGATGCGTGAAATTGTCTTTTGTGGCCACAGCCTCGGAGGCGCTCTTGCCATGGTCGCATCTGTCTTTTATGGCGCTCTCCTTCCCGAGGCGTCGGTGTCGTGTTACACGCTCGCCGCACCCAAGGTGGGGGACGCCGCGTTCCAAGAGAAGCTCGTCACGAGCACATGCGAGTTGGTTCACGTCGTCAACAAGGTGGACATTGTGCCCAAGTTTCCATTCATGTCGTCGTTCCTAGTCGACAATGTAGGCAAAAAAGTACATTTCAAGAGCGGAAGAGATCCATTGCACGGCCATCGCCTACGCACTTACTTGCATCACTTGCCCGACACGCTCGACGCGTAGACGGCCGCCCGGATACGTCCCCGGTTTTGAGCAATGAATCTTTCGATATTTGGCACGTCACGCACATTGTCAGAGGTATCACTGTAAAGCCACCACACGTCGTCGTTTCGCACGAGACAAGACCAGGGTGCATCGAGGACCAATGCCGTCAGGGGCAACTCTCCGAGCTGCGCCAACACAAAGCCAAAGGCGCCGTTTGGCAAGAGGATTGCAAGCCCACTGTCGATTTGAGCTTTGGCACGTTCAACGAGCTTTTCCGGATCCTCGTTGGCGTCGTTCATGGTCACCATAAACGGTGTATTTATCTTGAGGACATTCACAATCACTTCAAACACGTTGACCACGTCGAACTCGCCGCGCTTGAACTTGGATACGAGCTCCGATGGAGCGCCGAGCTTGCGTTGACAGTCGGCGAGCAGACGGATCAAAACGTCGCTCGTGTGTTTGATCGGCACTTCGTCAATATCCGTGTTGGCTAGACCGACGCCATCCGGTGTGGTGTTAAAGGGACGAATGAGGGTAAAGAGTTCTTCTTGGATCGAGCGGACGTTTATTGACACTTGTTTCTTGTCAGGAAACAAGGTGTCAGGATTCACAGACCACACATTCTTGACCGTCCATTTAGTGGGAACCTTGAGAAGTGCCATGAGCGTGCTGTTCAGACAAGACGAGTTATTACACGCCATCAAAAAGTTGGGCTCGACGCGTTTTGGCTCCCCAAGGGTCTCGCCCTCGGCGCTATTTTCCTCCACACGGCTCAAGCGGCTTGTGGTCTGGATATCGTCTTCCTCGTCGACTTCCTCTTCCTCCTCGCCGTCTTCCTCTTCATCATCGATATTTTTGCGAATCTTATTCTTGCGCTTCACAACGACGGGCTCGGGACTTTCTTCGTCTTCCTCTTCAATCTCTTGCTTGCGACCCTTGGGCTTGGGCTTGCGCTTCACAACTAGCTCGGCACTTTCCTCGTCCTCTTCGTCATCATCGACAACTTTTTGAATCTTATTCTTGCGCTTCACGGCGACGGGTTCGGGACTTTCTTCGTCTTCCTCTTCAATCTCTTGATTTCGACCCTTGGGCTTGCGCTTCACAACTTGCTCGGGACTTCCTTCGTCCTCCTCTTCAATCTCTTGCTTTCGACCCTTGGGCTTGCGCTTCACAACAGGCTCGGGACTTTCTTCGTCCTCATCATCATCAATCTCTTGCTTTCGACCCTTGGGCTTGCGCTTCACAACTGGCTTGGCACTTTCCTCATCCTCTTCCTCATCAGCAACTTTGCGACCCTTGCCCTTGCGTTTAACCTTGATAATCTCAGGACTTTCTTCGTCTTCATCGTCCTCTTCGTCATCAACGACAACTTTGCGACCCTTGCCCTTGCGTTTAACCGTGATAAGCTCGGGACTTTCTTCGTCATCGTCGTCATCGTCGTTTGGGCGAGCCTTACCCTTGCCTTTTGACTCATCATAAGTGCATTTGGTGACCTTTTTACACACCTTGCCCTTGCCCTTGCCCTTGGCAGTCTTCATAGGGACGTCATCAAACCCCAAAGTCTCGATCAGATACTGACACATGTCATCTCGAGAAAATGAACGTAGCTTGGTTTTAGAGTACTTGTTCTTCTTTTGTTCGAGCGCCCATGCGCGCATATCATCGACCGTCATGGACGCCAACGATCCTTCGGGCGCATCATCGCGCTGCCTTACCCCGCAACTTGACCTCTTCATTTCAAATATACAGTCAAGCGAGAAAATATTGTCGACTCAGACGCAACGCCCAAACTGGTTACAAGATTTATCAGTTGGACATTGAAGGCCATAGAATTGCGGTCCACAACGGCCTTGGCCGGCAGAGCTCACAATGTCATTCATCTTGACTGTTTGACCATTGATCGTCAAAGCCATGTTGGCCGCATTGTTGAACTTTGACATTTCGGCGTTCATTGTCGACACCGTGGTTTGCAAAGATCCGAGGTCGGTTTGGGTCATGTCGAGTTGATTCACGACGCCTTGATGGACATTGTTTCCCACAAAGTTGTTAGCAACATACGACCTTGACCAATAGTCGTTTTCAAGTACTTTGTTGAACTCGACTTGCATCTCGCTCTTTTCGCCCGCGCATTGTTGAGCTTTTTCTAGAGCCATATCGTCGTACTCTTTGACCGTCTTGTAGTTCGTAGCGACATACGCTTTTGCCCAATAATTTTTCGTCGTGTCCTGAGCGTGTTGTTGATTCAGCGCCACAAGCGCGTCCATGTGAACTTGATTCGTCTTGTAGTTATTTTCGACAAAGACCTTGGGTATGTAATTCGTACTACGGTCTGACTCGCACGTTCGCGTGGCGCTAACTTGTTCTTCGTAAGCCTTACGAGTCACATAATTGTCCTTCTTGTCCCTCTCGCACGCTTGGACCTCGTCCTTGACCACAACATTTTGTGCCACCGTCACATAGTTGCGAATCTTATCGTCGTCACATGCCTTTTGTTGTTGTTGCAGCAACTCGGCGTGCTTTGAAGTAGCAAGATAGTTGGACGAAACCACGTCTCGATGGACGTAGTTGTTGTTTTTATCGGCCACACAACTTTGAGCCTCACGCTCCTTGTTTTCAAACATGGCCCTCCGCACATAACCATTTGAATACTCCTTGATCTGTTCTTGAAAGTCAGCGTTGCTAATGTAGTTGCTCCATACATAATCGGCCTTTAAAAACTTTTGAGGATTTTTTGTGTCGGCATCGAGAGCGTCGTACTTGTCGCGGGTGACATAATCGGTCGCCAAAAGACCCTTGGCCACGTAATTGTCGCGCTTGTCGTCGTTGCACTGTTGGAGCAGGGTGTTGTGTTCTTGGCGTTGGACATAGTTAAGGCCAACATTTCCTTTCGACACATAGTTGTTCTTTCGATCGTCGTCACACGCCGTCAACATGGTCTGTGATTGTTGGTACGTGGTTTGGTCAATACGGGTCAAACGATCGGTGTTGCATTGTTTGAGATCGGCGTCCAACGACGTCATTTGACCTTGCGTCATTTCGAGGAGCGCAGCCATACGCACATGATCAACTGCCAAATTCGCGTTTCGTTGAGTCAAAGAGTTGATGCTCGCGTTAGCTGACGACAACTTTTCGTTGATAATACTCAACTCTTGCACGCGCTCTTCCAGAACGAGTTGGTTCCGCGCCAACAAAGACGTCGCGCTGTCCACTTGCGCTTGAAGGTCGTGAATGGACTTTTCTTTCGAATTCATAAGCTTTCGATACCCGCCGTTCTCGTCGTCATACGCTGATACGAGCGCATTTAAGCGTCTCTCGAGTTCATTCTTGTCAAACATCGTACTCGTCACTTGGCCCTCCAAAGTGGCAATCTTTCTTTGTAGGTCCGTCACGACCTTTGTGTTGTCCTGCATGGCATTCGCATTCTTGTCAATGTGGTCGGTGAGCGTTTTCTTCAACTCGTCTTTTTGCCGCTCCAAATTCCGAATGATCGAGTTGTACCGGTCCGAGAGTGTTTCGTTGTCCTTGGCCACCTTGGCCCGGATCGCTTCCACCTCGGCATCGTGGCGAGCCGTCAACTCCTCACGTGTCGCCACTTCTTTCGCGAGTTTCCCCTGCAATTCTATGAGTTGCCGTTCATCTTCAATCATCTCTGTTTGGAGGTCTCCGACCATCTCGCGTTCCTTCTTGTAGTTTGAGCGAAACAATTGCGCTAAACTCTTGAGATCCTTAAAGTCACCGTATTGCATGCATTCCCCGCCAACACACATCTCGGCATTCATGGCTAGTAGCTTGGTTTCAAAGTTGTCGAGACGTCGATCCGCGACGGCCACTTGCTCTTCGAGAACGTTGACGTCTCCATCGAGGCGTTGAAAATCGTGTTGAAACACAAACTTTTGCTCCGTGTCCTTGTCGTATTGTGACGTCAAAAAAGTGCGTATGTTGCCTTGTTGCGTGTTGATGTCATTGATGCGCTGTGTCACCTCTTGAAATCGGGCATCCATCGTCTTTTTGGACGCATTGTACACATTCATCGAGTCGCGGATGGCTTCTTCTACCGCCTCTATCTTTTTGCGGTACTCGTTCACGCGCTCCGTCATCCGATTGAACTCGTCCACCTCGACGTACGCGCCCTCGATATTCTCCTTACGCTCAAGGGTGTCGAGTAGCAATCGAAGTTGCGCCAGTTGTTGTTGCACCGTCCCGAACTTGGCATCTACGTCTTGTACCTTGCCTTCATACGCGGCATATTGCTCTTGTGTGACAAACTCGGTCGTAGCACGGTCAGCCTTGTAGAACAATGTGTCTAGGGAATGCAATTGTTGTTCGAATGCGAGGTCGATTTGCGGTTGCTTGAGCAAAGGTAAGAGTTGAAGTGCAAAGTCGTCTTTCTTCACAAAGTTTTGCGCATACTCGTTCGTGACATACCCCCCGAGTTGTTCCTTCACCTTTTTGATGTTGTGACGCACTTGGTCGTGATACGAATCTACCTCCCCCCGAGCGCTTCCCACGATTTTATCAACGTGGTCGGACGAGTAGAAAGTGTCGTAAAAGCTACGTAGCGCCCCGCTCTGCTTTTCGATCTCTCCGTTGTTGCGGACCACCACGTCATATAGCTCGTCGACGACACGTACATCGTAACATTGATCGCTCGGAATCGGTTCAACAAACGTCTCCTTCTTTGGTTGACGGTAATATAATAGATAGCATGCCAACGCAACCACCATGGCGGCGGCCACGAGGACGGCGATGATAAACGTCATGCTTTCGACTCTGCATATCATAGACATAAAATTTTGTAGCTCTTACACTCAAACAAGATAAGAATGTTACACTCGACTGAATTGGAAATACGAATTTGTTTTTCCATTTCATGATGTATCCTCTTGATCGAAGAATTGTTGCGCAAAATGTGTATTCAATCGTCAAGAGTCTTCGTAAGACAGCTTTACTCCTAAAAGTCAGTCATATGACAATATCTCGATGGATCAAGAATCCCGAAAGATTAACCTACTCAAGGTTTTCAAAGACACGAATCATATCGGAATCCATAAGAAGTTTGATTCAAAATGATCCACTTGTAACGTTATATCAACTGCAAGAGTCTATCGAAAGCACTTTTGCGTTCAAAGTGTCAAAGGAATTGCTTCGAACCATTCGAAAAAAACAAGGATTCTCTAGAAAGAAGGTGAAATTC